AGGATGTGATCGCGGAACGCCTTCTGGAAGGCCAGCGTCTCCATCTGCTCGATCGCCTGCGCCCAGCCCTCGCGGCTGTCGGGGACCTCGAACCAGATGACGCGCGCGCCCTTGGCGTACTTGTGGCGAGCGTCCTTGACGCTCTCATCCACGCCCCACTGGAAGTCGGCGTGGCTCTCGTCGAGGACGCAGCGCACGTTGGGGCAGTCGTCCCAGTCGACGACCATCATGTCGTCGTCGTAGCTGCGACCGACGCCCGAGCCGTTGAGCAGCAGGTAGAACAGCAGCATCGACAGCGCGCTGGTCGAGCAGTTCGAGAAGACTTCGAGGTTGCGGGTCGGCTGCTCGGCGTCGCCGTGCTGGAGGTGCCGACCGCTCATCAGGATGGTGGCGTTGCGAAGGTGGTTGCGAAAGCCGGCCCGATCCGCGGCGCCGGTGTCGTGGAGCATCGTGTTGCCGAGGGAGACGCGATCGGCGACGGCGCCCCAGTCCTCATCGGGTCGCAGGATCGTCCGTTCCGCGACCGCCTGGCCCATGCCGGGGTGGAAGGCGCGCGCGGGTGCAAGGGTCGTCATGGTGTTCTCCATTTGAAAGGGGACGACCCTGCTATCGAAGCGACATCAGCCGGTCTACGGCTGATGCCAAACTTACCGGGTCGGTTGCTACGCAACCCGTGGGCCGGTGGGCGGCGGCGCCTTGGGCTGGTGGCGGCCGACGAAATTGAGGATGCGGCGGCGCACCGCCTCGCTGGTCGTGGACGCCAGCAGGCGCTGCATGTCACGCACCGCGGTCGGCTGCATGACGGGGTTGGTGCGGTTGCGATGATAGCGCTGGGCGACAGACCAGTAGGACTTGCCGGACTCGTAGAGGATCATGCTTTGCCTTTCAGACGGAAGTCGACAGCGGCGGGCCGCTGACAGTGGGCGATCAGCTCGGGCAGCGTCATGCCACGCGCGACCGCCAGACGTTGGAGCTGGGACAGCGTCCAGTTATGAGCGTAGGGCCTCTCCACAGCCCGCATCTGCTCGATGTTGGTGAGCCCGATCATCTGGGCGACGTCGACATAGTGGTGCTGGCGCCGCAGCACGCGCACCTCATCCCCGATCCAAGCGCGGAACTGGGTGTCGATATCCAGCAGCCCGACGGGTGGCGCGGTGTTGTGGCCCGAAGGGATCGTCAGGCCGAGCGGGTCGGCGACGTCCTTCTTCATGCGCTTGGGCTCGTTGGCGGAGTCGAGACCTTCGATATCGCAGATCTCGCCCGAGGTCTTGCCGGCGCGCAGGTGGCCCTCGATCCGCGCACGGCGGCGCGCGAGGGCCTTGCTGCGGTCGTCCATGGTTCAAGAAGACTCCTTGACGTGGTTGCGGCCGGTGCCGTGGGCCATGATCTGGATCGACACGCGCGCCTTGCCGCTGGTGCCCATGCAGGCGCGACAGTCGAAGCACTCGACCTTCTGACCAGCCTCGTGAGACGCGGGGCAGACGATCTCGGTGCCCTTGATAGGACCAACGCCGATGGGTGTCACGCGGAAGGTGCGGTAGCCGAGCGCATGCGCGTCGCGCATGTCAGCCTCGCTGTCGGCCGAGGCCATGACGAAGGGGTGCCACGTCGCCGCGTCGATGACACGCCACTGATGCGTGTAGCCGGTCCAGCCGGCGGCGAACTTGGTGGCGAGCTGCCAGATGCGGACGGGCACCGCGGCCGGGTCCCCGTAGGTGCCAAGGCGAAGCATGCGATCGCGGGCGAAGTCGACCACGTCGAAGCCGAAGCCGGCACGCGGATAGCTGCCGCGCTTGTAGGCCGCCCACACGCCGCGGGGACCGTGCATTAAGGTGACGTAGCACGACCGGCCCTTGCCAGTGCCGTCGCCGCGGTGGGTGCAGCCGCCGCAGATCGAGACGTCGTCGCCCGACTTGACCGCGTCGATCGGCGGGATGTCGGAGCGCAGGATGTAGGTCTGGATCATGGCGCCGGTCTTGACGTTGGTCGAACCGGTCTTGATGCCCGTGGCGATGACGACGATGGGGGCGCCGTCGAGCATCGACGGGCCTTCGTACAGGATGAGGCCGTTGGCTGGCATGGGAGTGTCTCCTAGTTGATGATGTCGAGGCGAGCGAGTCGCCCTTGAAAGAAGTCCGCGGACAGTCGCAGGTCACCGTTGTTGAGCGTGACGTTCGTCGCGGTGAGCTGCGATGACTGCCACCGGACGTGGTCATAGTCGTCGTTCTTCACGGAGCGCTGGACGCGGCCGTCGGCGGTGACGTGATACTCGTTCAGGTCACAGGCCAAGTCCTTGGTCTGGAACGCCTCGTCCGAGAACGTGCCGTCAGGCAGCTCGATCTTGGGCATGCGGAAGCTGTCAAACATTCCCATCGATCTGGCTCCTGTAAAGCTGGAGGACCGAACGATCGGCCAGCTTGTGGTCCGATTTCTCGGGCAGCTTCGACTGCTCGCTGGCGACACGAACCTGCTCGACAAGGTCTTCCAGATACGGACTGACGACTTCGTAGCCGACCCGACCTTGCTTGATTGACAACAGGAAAGCTGCGTCGGGGCGCGGGAAGCTGATCTTGCCCGTGTTGAGCAGCTCGATGGCCTGCCCCGCCACGCGCACGGCGTGGCTCATCGCCTTCCAGTCGATCCCCTCGTTGGTCATGGCCTGGCGGGCGCGCTCGCCGTAGTTGTCCCACACCTTGTTCCAGATGTCGTAGGCCGCGTTGATCGTCAGGTTCATGCTCACCTTGCGGTCGCACACGTCGAGGTGCCAGTTATCCGAGCCGTTCGGGTTCGGGATATTCTCCCACTTGACGTGCTCCCGCCCCTCGGCCCAGCGCCGCAGCTGCGGCTCGATCACAGATAGCTTGGTCGTGCTCGTCGTGCGCCCGAGGCCGAGCTTGGACAGCTCGTCGAGCACGCCACGCACCGCGTTCATGCGCGAGCCCTTGATGCCGTACTTGGCCGCCTGCCGGACGCAGTAGCCGACGAAGCCCTTGCATTGGCGGTTGAGCAGCTGGAGACCGATCTCGCGAACCTTCAACCATTCTTCGGTGTAGAAGCACAGCGGACCGTCGTCGATCCGCCCGTCGGGGAGCGGCGCGAACAGGATCTCGGTCGCGACAGTGTCGCCCTTCATCAGCATCTCGTAGAACTTCTGGACGCTGTACGATTGGCTGTCGATCGCATCCGAGGTGTTCTTGTCGGTGCCCTCCGCCTTGGCGACGACGCTGGTGTCGATCACGTTCTCGGCGCGCTGGAGGATGATCGCCTCGCCGGAGGGCAGGTGCACGCCCTTGAAGTCGAGGTCGGAGGTCGGCGTGTTGGTGCCGTAGAGATTTGATCCGTGCTTGACGCGGATCAGCTTGGTGACGGGACGCATTGCGTGTCTCCTTGATGCGGGGTAGGGCGGTCGACGGACGTTGGCGCGTCCGTCGACCTACGATCTGATGGAGCAGACCGATGACAGAACACATATCTCGCGCAGATGCGAAGGCCAAGGGGCTCCGTCATTATTTTGACGGCGCCCCGTGTAAGGCCGGACACATTGCTCGGAAGAACACCAGCAGTTGCAACTGCTTGGAGTGCGACCGGTTGCGCCGTCAACGATATTATGAACAGAACCGTGATAAGGTTCTGAAATCACAACGAAAGTCTGATCTGAAACGTCTCTACGGTTTGAGCCTAGAGGATCATCAAGCATTGCTTGATCGTCAAGGCGGTGCTTGCGCGCTGTGTTTGGACACGTTTACCAGTGCGCCGCATGTGGATCACTGTCATAAAACCGGCAAGGTGCGTGGCCTACTGTGCAGCAACTGCAACACGGCGCTGGGCCTGATGCAGGACAGCCCGGAGTTAATGCTCCGGGCTGCTGCGTATGTCAGTCGCGCTTGACGAGGGCGGTCACAACCGCCTCTTTCGGCGCACCTTCCTTATCGAGCCCGTCCGACGTGATCTTCACGTGGGAGCCGCGCTTGACGCCCTCGACGCCGTCCTTGATCGTCGCCTGGACGTGGCGACCATCGTCGAGTTCGAGGAACGCCACGCCGTCGGCGGCGTCGGTGACCTTGTACTCGGTCTGCGCCTTGGCGGGGGCGCTCGTGGTCGGGGTGGGTGCGTCAGCCATGTTCAGTCCTTTCGTCCGTTGGGGTGGAAGTCCACTACCACAGGAAAGCGGGGGACGCCATCGGGCGAACGCATGAAGAAGCGAAGGGTGGCGACCGCCGTGCTCCACCACTCCGGATGCTCGTTCCAGTCCTTGAGCAGCTGAACGCCCTTGGGATAGCTGCCGCGGATGCCGGCACCGAACACGTCCTGCGGGAAGCCCTCGTTGTTGATGAGGGACATGCGCTTGGCGGCGCCCGCCCAGTTACCGTTGCCTTCCTCGACGGAGAGGACTCGAAACTCCTCGGTGACGAACTCCTTGCGCTTGAGCAGCGCCTTGGAGCGGCGACCCACCTCGTACGGCTTGTCGAGCCGGTACATGCCGCCCTCGTAGCCCTGCTCGACGTACTGGCCATAAATCTCGTTCGAACCTTCGGCACTTGAGATTCGAGTCGTCACAACCCTCTGAATCCAACCGCAATCGAGCTTGTCCAAGAGGTCCACCACACGTTGCGTTCGGGCGCTGAACGGCAGCTCCGCATCCACAATGTCGTAGACATGATACTGCATCACTTCCGCCGCCTTCTCCAGCTGCTCGGCGGTCGGGTTCTTCTTGCGGACGATCGAGCTGATCGCGCCGAAGTCCTCGCGCAAGTCGTGGTTGTACAGCTCACCGTCCAGCACGAGGTCTGGGTCGGCGGCGAACAGCGGCGCCAGCGCGGCGTGGATGTGCGGGACCGCGATAATCGGCTGGCCCTGCCGGCTGAACAGGCCCTCGACCGTGGCGATGCAGCGAATGCCGTCGAGCTTGGGCTGGGCGTAACCGATGCCCGGCCACTTGTCGTAGGTCTTGGCGAGCATGGGCTCGATCATCTTGGGCGTCGTCACCGTGTCGGGCGAGTCGTGGTACTCGCGGTCGAGCTGGTGCTTGTACTGCGCACGCACCTCGAACTCGCCCTGCTCCTTGACAGTGGGGCAGCTCTTGGGCGTGGGCACCGTCCAGCCGCTCTCGGCCTGCTTGCCGTCGGCAAGGCCGGCGAGCGTGCGATAATGGCCGAACCCGGTCAGCTCCATCTTCCACGTCCGCAGCCGGCCGGTGCTGTCGAGCTTGTAGAGGGTCGGCCCGGCGTAGACGTCGACGCTGTCGTCGCGGACGAGTTCAAATGCGATGGTCATGTTTTGCTCCTGACGAAAAAGTCGGAAATCTCCGCATTTATTTTTTCGGAGATTTCCGAGTTCTAGAACTAGACGATCTGCTTGTCAACGATCCGACCGTCGTGCTTGGTAACGCGAACCTGCACCAGCTGGTCGACGCCGTGTTGCGACGTGGCGACCGGACGGGCGGCGCCGTAGCAATACTGGTTCGGATAGAGCGAGTAATACTCCACCGTCACGACGGGCGGCGGCGGGGCGAGGCGGCGACCAGTCTTGCGCTCGACATCGACCCGTTTCAGGCGAACCGATGCCTTGCGGTCGGGACTGCGCAGGAGAATGGTGTCGCCCCGCTCCAGCTCGACAGTGCCGGTGAGCGACACGGTGATCTGCTCGCCATCTTGGATCGGCGCGGGAGGGGCGGCGATCTCGGCCAACGTGATGCCGATCACGGTTGCCTGGACGTAATTCTTCTTTCCCACCATCCGGGCCCGCTCGCCATCGAACATGTCTCGCGCCTTGCGCCGCGCTTCGCGTGTGCCCTTGGCGACAATGCCGCCGAGCGGCCGACGGCGGCACTTGTGACCGGGGGTGCAATATAGAACCACAGCACTGTAGGTCTTCATGACTTGTTCTCCATCTGTCGTCCGAGATCGCGGAAGCGGTCGAACACGTTGTTGCCGTAGGCCATCAGCTCGGTGAAGTTGGCGCGCTGGATGGCGTCCTCAACGTCGAGCTGGCGTAGCTGCGCGTCGTGCTTGCTTTCTTCGAGGACGGGCTGTGGTTCTTCCACAGGCTCGTTTGGCGGTTCCGGCACCTCGGGTGCCCGTAGGGCATTGAGGAAGCCCATGAGGCCGTCCTTGTCGGTCGGCACCTCGGTGACGGCGCCGAAGCCGAGCTTCTGCGCCTCGCCCTGCGTCCGCACGTAGCGGTCGCCTACCCAATAGAGCTGCATATTACCCCCATGTCTCCGCCATGGCTTGTGCGATGCCGGGGAAGGTCCGGCTGCGATCCTTCCACCGATTGGGACCGGGGGAGGCGTTGTGGATCACCGACCACGCCTTGTGCTCGGGCGTGCCGGGCTTGGGTGGCGTCAGCGCGGCGACGGGCTTGGACAGCGGCGGCAGGCCCTTGAGCGTGAAGCCGGTGGCCTTGAACGCCTCGTCGCCGAACCACCACGGCTGGACGAAATGGGTGACCATGTCCTTGCCAATCAGGTCAGCGATCATTTCGCGACCGTGGCGGTGCATGACCGGGTTCTCGACAGCGATCTTGGGGATCGGGGCGAGCAGCAGCGCAGCGAAGAACCGGGCGGCGTCACGCATGTTGGACCAGCGAGCCTCGTTGCGCTCGACGCGCACGTCATCCTTCACCGTGCTCTCGTGCGAAGAATAACAAGGCACGTTGTCGTAGAGCCACCGCACTCCGCTGTTGGCGAGATAGGTGCAGGGCGGGTGGGCGATCATCAGGTCGAACGACCCGACCTTGGCGATCACGTCGAACACGTCGCCGACGATGTGGTGCGGCGAGCCGTCCTCGGCGGGCAGCAGGTCGCAGCTGATGACGTCGTGCCCGCGGGTGCGGAACGCCTCGCGGGTTCGGCCCGAATACTCACAAGCCACAAGAACTCTCATGCTTCCCTCCATGCTCGATAGCCACCCGCATAGTAGATCGCGTTCAGCGGGTGGTGCCGCTTGGCTACGGCGTAGCGGGCCGCGCCCGACGAGCGCGCCCAGACAAACTCGTCGTCACGGCGGCCCTTGTGGACCACCCGATAGCGCCAGAGGCGCACCGGATGGTCGTAGGGCTTGGGCGTATCGTCGATCAGCGGCAGCAGCTTCATAGCTTCTCCGTGTTCATCTTCTCGGCGAGCGGCAGCGTCTTGTCGGTGACGCACGACATTTGGGGCGCGTAGCCAGGGCGGCTGACGGGGATCCACGAACCGCCGGCCCGAACGCACGAGACCATCTTGTTGTTCTCGATGATGCGTTCCTGCGCCACCGAGGGATCGAGCTGCTTAGGCTGGGTGCAGCCGTAGGTGATGCAGCCGAGCACGAAAACGACGATGATGGTGCCGCAGACGGTCAACAGCATGTTGATCGTCGCTTGGGTTTCTTCCTTGGTGCTCATGGGAGGATCTCCACAGTCAGAGGGTCAAGGATGATGACGAAACCGGCCTCGTCCTCAAGGCAGGCTCGGCCCAGCCACAAGAAGACGTAGCCGATCGTGCCGCCGTGACGCACCCGCGCGCCGTCGATCGAGGCGGCGTCCGCCGGCCAGTGGCCGTCGTCGCATTCCTCGGGGCACATCATGGTCGAGTGGTTGTGTGGGTGAGGCCGAACACGGCCGGTGCCCTCGCACGTGTCACACAGACGCTGGTTCGGCATTGAAGCCCTCCGCCAGTTCGAGCCAAACCCGCGCGCCGCACGACAGCGGCTTGTGCGGGGAGTAGTGGAAGGTGCCGACCACGGTGCCGTCAGGCGCCGTGATCTGAACCTCGTTGTGGCGGGTCGGCTTAGCGCCGCGCCGGACGATAATCGCCGGGCGCGTCCCGCCGTCCTTGGTGTTGGCGCGGATCGCGTCCTGCGCCACGTGAATTATCTGTCGCATTCATGGCCTCCGTGAGGGCTTGGTCGAGCGCCGCGTACGCCTGATGGCTGTCACGCATGTTGGCGCCCTTGATGGGGTCGAAGTCGTCGGCGAACTTGGTCAGTCCACGCTCCAGCTTGCGGCGGCGTTCGCGCACCACGGCGAGCAGGCGACCCATTTCGCGTTCGGAAACGCGGAGGTCGATCATTCTCATGTTGGTCTCCTGTGGGGAGAGCCGAAGCCCTCCCCGTGTTGGTCAATCGAAGCGATCGATCGTGTAGGTCATCGAGCCGGCCGCCGTCTCGACGACGAGCGACACCGGCGCCATGTTCGAGCTGAGCGCGTAGCCGGCGGCGTAGGGCGCCGCGCCGGCGGCGACCCGACCACGAGCCGAAAACTGCTCCATCGTCTTGCGGATGGGATGCAGCTCGGAGCGCAGGTTCTCGGGGAACAGCGCCAGTCCCGGACTTCGCATGTCACGCGCGCCGTCCAGCAGCAGGATCACCGCTTTGGCGTTGTGCGCCAGCTCGGAGCCAGGCTTGGCCGCCACGCCGGTCAACGGGACCAATCCGGCGCGGACGTTCCAGTTATGCGGGGACGAGCCGCCGACGTAGACGTAGCTCGACAGCGGACCGTCCCACTGGAACAGCTTGGGACTGCCGGGCACCGCCTCGGTGACGATCGCCGAGAACGGCTGGCCGCCGCCTTCGCGCACCATCAGGCTGATCTTGGCGGCGGTCGGCAGAATGGTGCGGGCGAACTTCTCCCAGGTCATCGTACCGCCCGAGCCGGGGCGCTGCGTGACGCGCGGGTCGAGGCCGGCAAACACGCCAGTCGCCACCGGCTTGGCCTTGGTGAGGCGACGCGGCGCCCACAGCAGGGTGGCCTCCCGAACGCTGGCGAACCGACGCTTGAGCGATACGGCCAGACCCATGCGCTCGATCAGCTTCTCGCCGGAGGCGATGTTGCCGGCCGAAGTTGCCGCGGTCGGACGCCGGTACTTGTCGAGCGCCATCTTGGCGGCAAAGTTCAGCTTGACGGTCTCGATCGACTTGCCGGCGGCGAGGTCTTCGAGCAGCGTGCCGATCATGCCGGAGCGCGGCGTGCAGAACCCGGCCGGCGCGCGGGCGATCGCCGCCCAGATGAGGTTGCGCTTGCGGCTCTGCGAGCGAACGCCCTTAAGCGTCTTGTGCAGATCGTTCAGGAACTGCGCACCGCCGAGCACCTTCTCAGAGCGCCAGAGCGCTTCGGACGACAGCAGGACCACGGCCTTCTCGGTGAGCGCGGCGGGGAACTGGTCGAGCGCACGGGCGATCGTGCCGAAGTGCTCGCGCTTGAGAGCGATCTGCTCGTCGGCGGTCAGCGTGGTCGGCTTGAACACGTCCTGATTGGTGACCGCGAAGTGCGTCCAGAAGCCAGTGCGGGCGTTGCCGAACTCGCGCTCCGACGAGAAGAACGACGCAGTGACAGTGGCGCGCTCGACGGCGAGGCGAAGCTGGTTGGCCGCGGCGGTGTACAAGGATGGCGCGTGCCGGGCGTCCCACATCGCTGAGGTTGTCTTGCCCGCGTCGTCGATGAAGACGAGACCGGCGTAGCGCCGGAAGAACGCGCGGCAGCAGTTGCACGTATGATGCTGGCGCTGGGCGAGCGGCAGGCTGTCGAGGTAGAGCTGGAACAGCTTGTCGCCATCGGCGTCGGTCTGGAACAGCTGCTGCGTGCCAAAACGGGTGAAGTCGGTCGCGACCGCTACGGCGAAATGGTCGAACTGGCCGTCGGTCATGTCGATTTCGGGCGTCGGCACATGTGCGGACGCGGCTACGAGATTTCGCATTGGTATTCTCCGATGGAGGAAGGTGGGGCGGCGTTACCCGGCCGCCCCGATGCGGGTTAGTTGACGTCCTTGACGAGACGGACGAGGTCGAGCTGCGAGACCGAGTGGTCGCTGTTGAAGCGACCCGCAGCGGTGTAGACCGACCCCTGATCGTCCTTGACCGGGTAGCCGGCTGCGCCGCTGATGGACGCGATCGTCACCTGCGAGCCGTTGCGCTTGGCCCAGACCTGACCCTTGGCGATGCCGGAGGCATTGCGCGGGGTGACGGGGGCGCGGCTGATGATCCGCACCACGTCCTGCGGCTGGGAGTCGCGCTTCAATGGCTGACCGACTACCGCGCCGCCCTGACACACACCGGTCTTGACGTGAACCCAGTCGGTAGTCACGCAGATGCCGCCATCAGACTTGGTGACAGCCACCCTGTCACCGCCGTGGGTCAGCACCACATCGCCGTTGCGCAGGTCGAACTGCTGGGCGATCGACTTGGCGGGGGCGGGCGCCGCCTTGGGCACTTCCCAGCCCGAGTAGACCTTGGACGAGCCGTAGAAGTCCGGCGCGCGCAGGCCCTCGACCTCGCCGACGACGCGCAGCTTGCAGCAGCGGCCCTTGGTGAGGTTGTAGTCGGTCGGGATGGCCGTCACGTCGGCCGGGTTGATGACGACCGCGATGACGCGGTTGCCACCGCCCAGCCCGCCGCCGTAGCCGCCGCCCTGCAGATACTCGATCGAGCAGAAGTGGATGCCCCGCGAGCAGGTCCGGTCGCGGTTGGGATCGCACTCCTCACGCGGCTCGGAGACGGTCTTGCCGATCGAGTGATCGAGGCGACCGCGCTTGCCCGAGTGCAGCGACTGGTAGTCGCGGCCCACGATCTTCCACGCGATCAGCTCGCCGTCGGGCGTGATCGGCAGGTTGCCCTTGACGCACCAGTCGTAGATAGTATCAACCAGTGCCAGATCAGGGTTCTGACGGCAGTTGGACAAGAATTTCTTGAAGGGTTCGGCCGCCGCCGCGTCGCCGGCCTTGATGAAGCCGAGGATGATGGTGGCGAGGTTGGTCTTGACCTCGGAGCCGCGGTAGAACAGCCGGCCATTGCTGACCGTGATCTCACCGCCGGTGAAGTTCACGATGGCGGACGGAATGTCCATGAGCGGCTTGATGTCCGCCTCGGTGGTCGCCGGATTCTTGACCAGCTCGATCAGCTGGGAGAAGTTCGGATGCGAGGACGGGATGACGTGCGACCGGAAGTCAAGGACGACCGAGAGCGACGTAGCGGTACGCGAGTAGGCGATAGTCATATCAAGTTCCTTCTGTTGCGTTTTCGGTATCGTGACCCTAGAAGGTGCAGGCCGGCGGCGGGGTCAGAAACCACCGCCGGCCCTATCAGATGCCACAGGAGGGCACCCGAATGCAAGAACTCATATCCCGACAGGAGGCCATTGCCAAGGGCCTATTTAGATATTTTACTGGCGAGCCGTGCAAGCACGGTCACGTCACAGAGCGCAACGTGAAAAATTGTACATGCTACGGATGCGCGGAGGTAAATGGCGCCCGAGTTCGAGCAAATACGCGTGAGCTGGCAGCTAGACGTTCCCGAGAATGGCACGCAGCCAATCCTGAAAAGTCGCGAATAAATCGGCGTCGACAGCAGCTCAAACGCTATGGCCTGACTCTCAATGACTTCGAGCGTATGCGGCAAGATCAACAAGATTGTTGCGTGATCTGCACGCTACCCTTTGTCGAGACACCGAGAGTTGACCATTGTCACGCCACAGGCAAGGTACGCGGCCTGTTGTGTCGACACTGCAACACCCTGCTGGGTCAAGCTCGTGACAGCATCGAAACACTGTCACGAGCGATCGCCTATTTACAGGCTACGCAGAAATAACCCCCGATGTGAGTCCTCATCCATGTCGAGCACGTCGAGCAGGATTTGGGTGTCACCGACGATGGCATCGCGCAGTGCCTTGGGGTCGAGACCCTTCGGCAGCTGGGCGGTGACGAAGGCACCGAGGCGGCGCTCGTCGTAGCTCAACGGCTTGACATAGGTGCGCCAGGCCTTGAACAGCCGACCGAAGGGGTGCTGCTGCGCCTTCTTGGTCAGCTTGTCGAACGTGCCGTCCCTGTCGAACTTCTCGAAATCACGGCAATAGGCCGAGATAACCGAGTCGGCCGACACCGCAAGCCGCTGCGGCAGCTCGGGGTACTTGGCGAGCGCGGCGGCGAGCCGCTCGGCGAACACGTCCTCGTAGTTCTTGAAGGTCGCCTTGATCTTGGCAGCGTCGGCGACATTGACGAACACCAACTCGTCGTAGCGCACGAGGCCGGTCTGCATCTGCTTCCACATGTCCTGCGGAAGGTCAAAGGCGTTCATGACGACCATGATGCCGGACGAGGGCTGGTCAGCGTAGGCGATCTCCTTGACAGCGTCGACCTTGCTGACCGCCGGGGTGAGGTTGGTGATGGAGCGATGGGTGAACTTGTCGCTGCCACCGTTGAAGGTGAACATACGGACACGCGGACGCACGGACTTGGCGCGTGGGGCGGCCTTGGCCGGCTCGGGCAGGCTGGAGGTCAGGACGTAGTCGTCGGGGTTGCGCATCAGTGCGAGCAGCGCCGTCGCGTCGCCGCCGCGGACGACGATCGTCTCCTTGGCTTGGCTCTGGTTGTTGACGAACTCCTTGATGCGACGCACCGACTTGGACTTGGGGTCGTCTTGCGGCAGATCGTCGATGATGATCGACTCGATGTTGTACGGCGTGATGCCGTACAGCTCGACCATCGCCTCCCACTTGGGCGACGGGCAGTTCGACGAACGCCGGCTGCGCGCCGGCTGGATCCGCCAGCCGCGCACGTCGGCGGCGCTGAGGCCGAGCAGCGTGAAATCGCTCGGCTCGACGCGGAAGCTCGTCTCCAGCTTGTTGCCCTTGTACTTGGCGTTGGCGAGCAGCAGCTGGGCACGTCCCGAGCGGCTGTAGCTGTCCATGCCAGTCTCGGCGTAGAGCAGCCGCATGGCCTCGTACAGGCTGGGCGCCTTGTCGAAGTAATTGGCGAACGTGGCGATCACGTCGTCGATCACCGCCTCCAGCGCCTTGGCGACCGACGTCGAGGTCTTGGGTGTGTAGCTAAGGCCTTCGCGAGACATGGCCACGTTGCAGGCGTTGATGGGCAGGGTGAGATCGAGCCCATAATCCAGCAGAGGCTTGAGCCGAGAATTGTAGCGCAGGTCCGAGCTGAACGAACTGGTGTCAGCGGGGTAGCGCACACCGCCGAGGATGATACCCAGCGGACCCGCTTTGGGCCGCATAGCCCAATCCGTTCCCTTGTAAGTATAGTCCGGTGCGTTGAGCGTCCCGTTACAGACGACGGGCAGCGGCTGAAAGTATTGGAGAGCCTCCTGCGCTGCGGCGATAAACGTATCCATGTCGGCGTCCTCGACGGGGAAGCTGACCTCGACACCGTTGGGCTCGCTGGTGGTGGTCTGCGCCTGCAAGCCGATGGCCGGGATGCCGTCGGCGTCTTTGAACATGGTGTAGACACCGAGGACACCATCATGAACAACACGCAGCGTGTACTGATCGACGTAAGAGAACGGCGACTTGGATCCGATACCCCAGCCGCCGATCTGATCGTCGGACTGGTCCTTGGTGGACCCGTTGGTGTATTCCATGAACTCGTTCATGACGAACGAGTGAGGCATGCCGGTGCCGAAGTCGCGAATGCGGCAGGTCGGGTCGAGCGGCGTGGGCAGCTGAACCTCGACAGCACGATCACCGCGCCCAGCGGCAACGTGAGCGTCAACGCCGTTGGCGACTAGCTCGCGAAGGATCGCGACAGGCTTGTTGGCGTAGGTGTGGTCCGAGAACATGTCGAAGACCTTCTTGGTGGCCTTCACCTTGGCTTGCGACACCTCCATGACGCCGGAGGACGACACATCGCGCTGAACGGTTTCGAGACGCATGGGATAATATCCTTTCGATTGACGAGACTGATGCCCATCATTATGGGCGGTAACATGGAAAACGAGACACCGCAACAGCGATATCGAAGAAAGAACCGCGAGAAGCTCGCGGCTGATATGCGTGAGCGACGCAAGGCGAACCCGGACGCGGCTCGACAGGCCGAAGCCAAGTGGCGTGCAGCCAACCCGGAGAAGCTGCTGGTCAAAGAGCAGCGTCGCTATGGTTGTCCGAAACGCAAAGCATGGACGGCTGACTGGCATCGTAACAACCGCGAGAAACTGCTCCCCGGCGAGGCTCGTCGTCGTGCCCTGCACCCTGAAATACATCGGGAAGCGAACGCAAGACGCCGAGCCTTGCAGGAACAAGCAACGCTGCCGGGTTATACCCACGAGATCAGAGCAATCTACGCTGCCTGTCCAGATGGATCAGAGGTGGATCACATCGTACCCCTGCGAGGACGGCTTGTCTGTGGCCTTCACGTTCCGTGGAACCTACAATACCTCACGTCGGACAAGAACCGCCGCAAGGGGAACACCTTCGGCGATTAGATGATCGAGGCACTCCCCGGTGAGTGCCTCGTCGTTGTCTTGGTCAAATTCCGGGTCGACCATCTGGCCCCAAGGGGCAACGAGCCCCTCGGGGTGGGCGTTGCGTGAAGGCAGACGCCCTGGGTTGGTCACAGGGCCAGCTCGGCGAACACCGGCGACATCTGCTTGTCGCCCATCGCGTAGCCCTCGCGCGGCGCGTCGCTGCGCTGCGGCCTGTCCTCGTACAGCTCGACCTTGCCGAGGTCGAACAGCGTCCACTGCGGCAGCGGTCGGCTGGCGGCGCCGGCGATCTGGAGACCGCGGGCGACGAGCTTGCCGGCCGTCGACTGGCCGACCGCGTGGATCTCGACCACGCGGTACTTGCCATCGTATATGAAGTCGACGACGTTGCCGCCCGCCATCGCGTCGATCATGCGATCCGCGATCGAGGTGCCCGGTCGGCTACGGGGCGGCGTGATGTAGCGCAGGACGCTCATGCCGCGGCCCGGCGCTCGCGCCGATCCTTGAGCATCTGCAGGCGATCCATGCCGTAGTCGGGGTCGACATTGGTCGAAACCTGACAGCGCACCGCCTGCAGCGTCTTGGCGGTGACGTGGATGCCCGGCTTGAAGCTGGTCGGCTCGTAGGCGTTGGCCTTGACGCCGCTGTAGCCACGGCGGCGGTGGCGGGCGCCGAGCGGATCGGGCATGCGCAGGTGCGGCGGCACGTAGGTCATGGCGGCGAGCGCCTGCTGCGCCATACGATCGCCGGCCAGCGCCTTGGCGCGCAGCTCGTTGATCTTGCCGTTGATCTTCTTACCCATAATTGGTCTCCATCTCGATTGTGGCGTGCGAGGCGATCACCAGCAGGCCGTGGACGTAGAACGCGAACCCGGCGTTCAACAGGATGTTGCGGGCCTCGGCCCAGTTGTTGGTCCAGTCGGCGAGCGGCTGGGCTTGGTCGGGGTGCATCACACCGGCCCGAATAACCGGGCGATGGAACGCGGTGAAGGGCGGCCGGTGCATGTTACCGGGTAATGTCGTTGAAGACCCACTCGGCGAGGCGGATCAGGACGACGTACAGCATGTAGAACACGCCGGCGAGCACCGCGAACGGCAGGCCCAGCGTGAACCGGACGCCGTAGAAGAAGTCGCGCCAGTCGTTCAGGCTCGGATGGCGCCCGCGCATGTCGAAGTAGGACCACAGGCCCATGACGACGGCGAGCACGACCCAAATCAACAGGACGTAGAGCATTGCTTGGTCTCCTCTTGGGTGCGACAGCACGAATACTGTCGCACCCTTGACGTTACTTGGTCTCGACTGCGAAGCTGGTCGCGGCCTTCGAGGCGACGGTCACGGCGGCGAGGAAGCGGCGGCGACCGGCGGCGGACACGCCCTCACGCACCAGCGCCTCGTCGATCAGCGCCGCATCGATCCGGCTGGACGCCGCCTTGGTCGTGGCGGTGACGACGTAGCTGGGGCTGTCGAACACGACGCCGGTCTGCTCGCCGCCGGTGATGATGCCCAGCTTGGTCAGCTCGGTCTTGGCCTTCTTCTTGTCCGCCTCGCCGAGGCGCACCAGCTCGGCGGCGATGCCGAGGCGGCGCACGGCCTGCTCCTTAGCGGAGTCGCGATCCTGCGGCTTGAGCAGGGCGGTGACGGCGGCGGACACGAGGGTCTTGATGTTCTTCATGGTAGTTCCCTTGGGAGCGAGGTTGCGAATGTCCACGACGCGCTCCCGAGCGTCGTAGTCGAAACGGGCAAGAACCATGTTGCGCGGCTGACGCGCGATGGCCATCTTGGTAATGGTGCAGGTTTTGCCGACGAGGGAGGTCATGCCGCCCTCGTAGACGCAGTCGCTGCCCACCATCAGGTATCGGCCATTGTTGGGGTTCATAGCTGATCCCTTATGAAGCGGGCGAGGTCGTCGCTCTGGGGCGCCGGACGCTCGGGGTCAGGCGGCGGGCCACCGCGCAAGGCGAACTTGCGCAGGTGGCTTTCAGGGATGTTGTTGCCGCCTCGGGTGCCCTTAGTCACTCGTGACCAGCTCGGCGGCGATGATGCGACCGTTCTCGCGGGTGATCTTGAGAGCCGCGTCGGAGCGATTGTCACGGGCGCTCTCCCGCTTGAGTTGGTCGAAGCTGTTGTAGACCGAAGCACCGACGCGCTCACCGTCCGTGTAGCCCGTGCGGATCGGCTGGTAGCCAACGGTGCGCTCGACCTTGTTCTGGAGGCCCAGCGAATAGCCGTAGCCGTCCTTGGCGCGGACGAACTTGCCCTGCTTGTCGAACACCGCCCAGCCGTAGCCGGTGACGTCGACGAGGATGTTGCCGTCGCTCGTCTCGGTGACGAAGATGACCTTGCGCTCGCTGCCGGGCAGGGTCAGCGGCTTGGTGGTGTCGATGAGCTTGGGCACGATGATCTCCAGACTGGTGAGGTAGGAAGGGTCCGGGGCGCATTTGCGAGCATCCCATTCGACGTTGGCCGAAGGCGTGCCCTCGTAAGTGGTCAGCGCCGTGACGATGCCCTCGGCGCCGGTGCAATAGGCAGGGGCACCGCCAACGGTGCGCCCGACGTAGCGCACGCGGTCGCCGACCTCGATGCCGACCAGTTCGAGGTTCGAACCATAGACGCCACCGCTGCCGCGCCGCGATCCGGCGTCCCACTTGACAACGATATTCGATTGAGTCGTGGCCTCGCGAACCGTCCCAACGTCCTTGGGATTGTTGTTACGACCGAAGCCTTCGGTGCCGCCGACGTAGCGGACGCGATCACCTTGCTTGAACATTGAACATCTCCTTGGGGTCGACAACGCGGGCGACGCGCGGCGGCTCGGGGGTGAGCGGCGGGGCCACCGTCCGGCGCGGGCCGGACAGGTGGCCAAGCATCCCGGCGAGGTCGCGGCTCACGGCTTGAACTCGATCAGGGCGATCGCGTCGAAGAACACCACCGCCGCGGTGGTGTCCGACATCACCGACCGGCGGCCGATCAGGCCGTCCTCGGTGACCTGCTCGATGATGAAGTCGAAGCCGGCGCCGCCGGCGAGCATGACGTAGCAACGCACGTTGCCGCGGGTGACCGCCGCGTTGACCGCGGCGATGCCGTTACGAAGCGCTGGGGCGGGCATGGATCTTGGCCTCCGTGGGTGTGCCGTCGGTGCGGATGATTTCGAGGGCGAACGAGGCCATCGGATAGTCCGACCAGATGCCGGATAGGACCGTCAGCCCTCTGGTGTTGGAGAGCGGGCCGCGGAGGTCCATCGGGTAGAACCCGCTGTCGATGAACGGCACGTTCTCGATGCGCAGCGCCGAGCCCGCGCCACCCTTGCGGATATTGGGCGTGCCGTCGAGGTTGAACTGCATGGGCTCATCCCATGAACGGCCGCCGGGGTCGTAGGTGCTCATCACGAGGATGCGCTCGGGCTGGCCGGGCATCTGGATACGGCCGACGTTCAGGCACTGGCGGTCGTGCTCTTGCGAGTCGGTGAAGCGGATCGGGCGGGTGGTGTCGATCATGCGGATGGCCTCCAAATCTTCGGGTCTGATCTCACGACCCCGGTCGCTGATGCCCCAGCTGCGATCGAACTTGACCTCGATGCGACCACGACTGCTGATCGCGGTGACGGTGGCGTCGATGCCGTGCCAATCGAGGCGCGAAGGCCCGATGTAGCGGACGCGATCACCGGTCTGCATTGTTCGACACCTTCGGCGCACCCGGCTTGGCCCGGCCGTTGACGAGGCTGGGCTCGACGCGCTTGCCGAAGTCCTGATGCGCCGCGGTGACGCTGGTGCGGTAGGGGCTCACGTACATGTCATTCTCCTTGTGGGAGGCGCAGAAGTGCGCCTCCTAGTTCTAGATGTCAACGACTAAATCGGATCGTCGACCGGGCGCGGCGGACCGCGCGGCGCCAGGCCGGCGACGGTGTGTTGACGCGGGGGAGCGCGGCGACATCGCCCTCGGCGGGGCGGATGCGCAGCGGACGGCCCTCGTAGGCACGGCGGCGCGCCATGTAGCGCATCTCGCGATCGGCGCCCTCGGGAGTGGATGCCCGGCTGACCTCGTACCACTTGCCGTCGAGGTCGTGGTCGGAGGCGTGCTGCACCTCGATGATGTAGATCATGCTTGGTTCCTAGCCATACCACTTCTCCAAGATCGTCTCCATCAGCACGCGCAGGTCGGACTGCGAGTGGCCGTGGATGGTCGCCCGCATGGCGGGCTGGGGGTTGAACGAGCGGTGGGCGTGCAGCTTGAAGCCGTAGGGGCTGGGGCTAATGACGCCGACCATGAACCACCGCGCGCCGGGATACGGCGTGGGATGGCCCTTGGGGTAATAGGCCGGGTTCGACTGCGGCGGGCAGTAGAGCGCGCACGAGCGCCACGCCGTCTGCCGGCCGCTGGTGCCGGCGGCGATCTCGCAATAGGCGAGGCCCGTGCGGGCGCTGATCGCGGTGCCGCGGATGGTGCGGTTGGGCGTGAGGACGCCGTCAACCGCGAGGACGCGGGGAGGGATGGGCAGCAGCATAGAACTTGGTCCTTGCATCGGCTTGGCTGTCCCCATCGTCGAGGAAGAAGCCTTCACGGGGTTCGATGTTGTGAGCCGTCAGCAAGCTCACAGCGAGGCCGGGCGCATTTTCTGCGCTGGCTGGGTTCATGGCGGACACGCGCAGCGCGAAGTCGAGGCACCGGATGCCCAGTTCCTCGGCGCGCATGGCGCGCTGCTGGTTGGCGTCGACTTGGCTGCGCCACTGCTCGGTGATCTCGTGGGCGTGGTGCCAGCTCTTGACCCTGTTGATCGAGAAGCTGTCGCCCCACAGGTTCGCCCCGCCGACGCTGAACCCCGCCTGCGGGTTGGGCAGTAAGTCGTTGAGAAAGTTGGAGAGTTGCAGGTCGCTGCACACGATCCGTGCGCGGTCGAACGCCTTGCGGGCTTGGTCGAACGAGATCATGCCCGCGCCCGCCCGCGCTTGGCGAGACCCCGGATGAGGTCGGTGATTGACATGCGGACGCCGGGGTTGTGCGGGTGGATGGAGACGCGCACGAAGCCGGGTTCGGTGGCCTTAACGTACATCGTACTTCTCCTTCAACTCGGCCAGCTTGGCGTCGAAGCGATCGGCGTTCCGGTCGAACGCCCGTTGCAGGGCCTCGAAGTCGTCGATCTGGTCGTCTGGGACCGAGATCGCCTTGGTGACGTCGTAGCGGCCCGCGATCAGCGAGCCGATCCGCTTGGAGTCGTAGCCCAAGCGGGCGAGGCGGCGGCGGTCCTTGGGCGTCATCATGGCGCCGATCGCGCAGGGGCCGGTGTAGGTGCACGTGGCCATGCGGCCCGGCTGGCTGGTGGTTTCGCGGGAGACCTTGGCGAGGTCACGGCGCATGTCGAGTTCGATCATCTCAATATCCTTCGTACAAGGAGAGAAACTGCTCGCCCTCGGTGCTGTCCACAAAGTCCCTAGGCACGTCATGTTCGAGGTAGTAGCGGATGCGCTTGGCGGCGCCGTGGTGGGTGTTGTCGAAGTGAGCCCACGCGCCTCCGAACATCCACTCGAACTCGATGCCGTCGCGGCTATCGAGGAAGAAGGTGTTGGAATACCCGAACCAGTCGACGCCGCTCCGGCGGATGTGCTCGGGCAGCGCGAGGATGCCGGCGGTGGGTCCGTGGCCGATAGCGCAGGCGACCGCTCCGCAGGTGGCGACGCCGCCGTTTTCGAGGGCGTACTTGGCCTCGGCGGCGCGGAACTCCTCGTTCATCTTGTCCAGAAAACTTTTGCTCACCGGCTGGAGAAAGTCGTCCATCGAGAAGGCCGCGTAGTTGACCGGCAGGGCGGTGAGGTAGGCGGCGAGCTTGGCGAGGTTGGCGCGCTTGTCGATCATCTTGGATCTCCTTGGGGCTGGTCTTAATCTAGCCGTGGTGGTGAGACCACGGCTAGGGAAGATCAGAGGAACAGGTGCCAGATGTAGCCTAGACCCCATGCGAACAGGATCAGGAGCAGCTGGCCGAGAAGCACCCCGAAGCTGTACTCGGCGAAGGACTGGCCGGGTTGGCGCTCGACCGAGGTCTTGAGGTGGCTGACGAACAGGGTGACGATGATCGTGAGGCCGATCGCCTGCACGATGCCGAGGTGGAAGGGCGTGAACCACGTCACGAGGTCGGACAGCACGAGGCCGCGCAACAGCGCCAGCGGGATGCCGAGCAGGACGAGGATGAGGAAGGCGATCATGTTAGACTCCGGGATTGGGGTTGAGGTCGATCGAGATGGGCACGCCGTCGACCAGTGTCAGCGTGACCGCAACGGGCTGGCCCGTCGTGGTGTAGATAACCGAGTTCTCGGTGGTGGTCGAGGGTTCGTTGTAGAACTCGAGGTTCGAACCCCACTGGCCGCTAGCAATGCGGCCGGTGGTGGGGTCGATCACCAGCGGGGTGCCGCCGAGAGCCGGGGAAATGAGGAGCAGGTTGGGGTTGTCGAGATCACGGCCAAGGACGCGGTAGCCGCGGCCGTCAAGCTCACGTTGAGAGGAGGCCGCACGATGCTTGTCGAGGTGGCGGACCTTGAGCGGGCGTTTGGGGTCGAGGATCATGAGCGATGGCCTTTCTTCTGGCGCTTGCGGTCGGGACGGGCACGGTCCTTGCGGATGAAGAACGTGAAGCGGATGCGCGACAGGACCTCGTGGAGGTCGTCGGCGAGCGTGGGATGGCCGCTGTAGCGCATCAGCGCGTAGCGGTGGTCGGGGGCGTAGTCCTGCTGGTCGTAGAAGGACTCGCGGCGGTCGTACAGGAAGGGGCGGGACATGCCGGTTCTCCAGATCGAGGACGTGGGTCAGGTCTAGGGCCTGGTGGGTCGCTCCTAGCTTTCCTCAAAAAGCCCAAAGTTACCCTGTAATTTGTATGGTATTTATATATAATCTATATGAGTAGATCTATAAATAAATTGTATAAAGGATGGAGTTACTGGGTAACTTTGGGGATTTTTACTCCCAACCGAACGAGCATGAGCCCGCCTCCGAGCAGGAGCGGTCAGCCGGCGACGTGGAAGCCAACCGGCACGGCCAGCGCACGCGAGCGGCCCCTACCGGTATTCACGCAGTTGTTCACCTGATCGGGCGTGAGACCCGTCGCACGAGCGATCTTGGGCATCGACAGGCCCTCGTCCCGCATGTCCAGCAGGGCTAGGCGCACGAGCGGCGGCAGCGACCCGTAGGTCCAGCCGCCATCCTGCATGGCCCTTAAACATTTAAGACCGTCGTCTCTCGTCACGTCCGCCATGTTGGCCTCGACATAAGGACCGATGTGGTCCTTCATATGCTCGGCGAGCTGACGCATCGCGCGAACAGCCCCGCCCGGCCAGTGGAAGATCCACTTGGCACGGCGGAGCCCGACGGTTTCCACGAACGCGGCCAGCTCCAGCGCGTCGCCCCAGTCCAGCTTGTCCAGCCAAAGGAGGGGCGCGACGCGCCGAAACTTCATGGAGGTATAACGCTCAGCTGCGGGAAGCAGCGCGTCGCAGTCGTACGGCACGGCCATAGTCCGTGGGATACCAATGATACGAGCCGTCGGCAAGCTCATGCGGATAGGTGTGCCCCCGGACCTCATCCCACAAATCGTGGGCGCGGCGATTGCGATCGGCCCGGTCCTCCTCGGCGCGCCGGCGCGCCTCGTCGGGGCTCACCCACCACAGGTCATGGATGACGCACCCGACCAGCAGGAGCACGAGGCCGCTGCCAAGGACATAGATCATTACAAAGCTCCTTGACATGCTCACGCGCAGGCGTACGAGCAGGGAATGGAAACGAAACTTGAGAAACGACGGCGTCAGAGCCGTGAGGCCAGCCAGCGTTGGCGCGATAGTGGGAAGGCAACGCCGTCCGTGAAACGGTGGCGTGAAGCCAATCCCGAGCGCCAACTACTTATCGCTGCGCGTAGCCGCGCAAAAGCGCGCGGGCTTGCGTTCGATTTGGAGTTGTCGGACGTGGTAATTCCGGACGTGTGCCCGGTGTTGGGCACACCGATGGTCAGCCCCTCGCTCGATCGCAAGAACAACGACCTCGGCTACATCAAGGGCAACGTCGTGGTGATGTCGCGTCGAGCCAACTGCCTAAAGAACGACGCGACCGTGGAGGAAATGCGGCTGATCCTCGCCTACATGGAGAACTAGGCCGGGACGACCGTGTAATGCTCGCCCGAGTTCAGCTCGGCCGCATGGGCTAGGCGCAGGGCCTGACGATAGGCGTTGATGATGCCGCCGACGGGGCGGGCGCGGTCCACGTTCCAAACACGATATTTCATGGGATAATCTCCGGAGGCTTAAATGTTTAAGTGAAGGGCTGGAGGCGCTTGGCTCGCGCAATGGCGTCGCGCACGGGCGCCGCCGCGGAAACGGCAACGTTGTGCGCGATGCGCGCGGCCGACAACACGTCGGGTCGTGGAGAAGGTGCGGGCGTGGTATAGGGCCGCGCCCGCTGGAGCCGCTTGATATGCGCGCGGGACGGCGCCACAAACTCGCGGTCATGGGCCAAGCCGTAGACGTCGGCGGGCGTCAGCGGCCCGGCACGATCGCGGTGAGCGGCCCATAGGTCCGCGTAGGACGAGCATTGCGTCGAAATGGTCACGGGTGCCTCCACAAGGGCTATGTGGCCTAGGATCGCATCCTAGGCGGCATAGCCCCCGCCCTAGCCGGGCGGGGGAGCGGCTTAAACATTTAAGCCGCCAGCGACTCGCCTTCGATCATGCCGGTCGCCGCGTCGGCATCCTCGACGAGGGCGTTGATCGCCTCGACATGGGCAGGGGTCCACGTCGCCGGGTCGATCATGGCGCGGGCCATGGCGATGAGGGCGAAAAAGTCCGGGCCGGTGTCCGCCACCACGGTGGGGGTGGGGGCGGGGGCAGTCGCCGCCGCTTCAGCCTCCACGCGGTCCGCTTCCTTCCTAGCGGCCTTTTTGGCTTCGCTTGCGGCCTTGCGGATGAGGCCAGCCCGGTAGTGGATCGACGAGATACCAGCACGAATGTCGCGCTTGTCATCGTCGGACAGCGAATCGAACGACTCGGCGACGAGCCGAGCATTGGAGAAATAAACCTCCATGCGGGACTTCGCCTTCTTGCCTGCGTCCGTGGTGGCAAGCGTGCCCCACGATGCGGCGACCTTGCTATCGCCGATCAACGCATCGAGCGTAACCGGCTTGGCATCGTCCGCCGGGTAGGCCAGCGTGAAGACGTTGGCCCCCCATGCCTTCGCCGTATCGGCTAGCTTGCCCTCCACGTCGATCACAGTGGAGACGAGCGACGCGGCGCTGGCCAGCATGATGGACCGCGCATCGGGGGCGGCGGGGTCGAACGAGAGGGCATCCGTCGAACCGTTGTCGATAACCTGAAGCATGATAGTATTCCTTGGCTTGGGCCGCTTGAGCCGGTTGAACCATTTAAACATTTAAGCGGTCCGGGTGGGCCGCTAGGGCACAACTCTCCCGCCACCCCTCACAACCATCGTCGTGAGGGGTATGCGCTACGCATAGACATAGAGCCTATGAGTAGCGCCGCGGGTCCGCTGACCCATCAGCTAGAAGCCGATGTGTCCTCAATACCCGGATATATAGAATGACAAACCCCACAATGTTGATTTGACTGCGCTAGGACCTAGGCCAGGCGGTAAGCCCATAGGGTAACACGCTTTTTTATCTTAAAAATCCACCCTCTATACCAATCATCCCCTCCCCGCCCCGCATATATTTTTCGCCAAAAATCAAGTTCTATAACTACAAAAGGCTCTTGTCCACGCATAAATCGACGATTACAGGCAAGAAATGACCGAAATCGCTCCCACATTCGCCGATAACGGCGATATCTACCTCCACGGCCGGGATGAGGCCACGATCCGGATCGTCTTCGAGAATGAAGACCTCACCGGTCGGCAGGTCTATCTGGAGATCGAGGGGGTCAGCCGAAAGCTGCTGATGGGCGATCAGAACTACCGATATCTGGTCATCACGAACGATGACATGCGGAAAATCCCGCAGAACGGAGCGCAGTACGTCGTCCGCGACGAGACCGACGTTCTTGCCGACGTGAGGCTGGACGGAATGATCCGCTGGAGGGGGTGGACCAAGCCGTGATCGTCCGTCGCAAGGTAGATCAGGTCGTCATTCGACGCGGCTCAACCAACCCGGTGGCCGTCGTGGTGCGTGACATCGGCAAGGTGTCGCTCTACCGGCAGGCGATTGAAGGCCCGCAGGGCCGCCCCGGAGAGCGTGGCCGCGACGGCGACGCGATCATTCCGGAGGTTCTCGACGGAGGTAATTTCTGATGGCCACCACGCTCCGTTTTCGCCGCCGTGTCACGGGCGCCGCCGGGGCGCCGTCCAGCCTCAAGACGGCCGAAGTCGCCTACAACATGGTCGACGGCAAGGTCTACATCGGTTACGGCGACGATGGGAATGGCAATGCGACGTCGATCCGGATCATCGGTCAGGATAACTACGTCGATCCGGCCACGCTTTATCAGCCCAAGGACAACGACCTCACCGCGCTGGCTGCGCTGTCGACCACGGGCCTGCTGGCGCGTACCGCCGCAGATACCTACGCGCTGCGCACCATGGCCGGCACAGCCGGTCGGGTCGTCGTCACCAACGGCGACGGCGTGGCGGGTAGCCCGACGCTCGATCTCGCCACCGTCGCCGTCGGGTCCAACGTCGCGGGCGGCTATACGAAGTTCACGGTCGACGGCTACGGCCGGCTGACCAACGCCGGTCAGGCCAGCCTCAACGACCTCAACACGCCGACGGCGGATTTCAGCCACGGCGGCTTCAGGATCACCAACCTCGCCGCCGGCACCGCGGCCGGCGATGCGGTGAACTTGGCTCAGCTGAATGCCGTGCGGCAGGGCATGAAGTTCAAGGAGCCCGCCCGCGCCTCGGGTGGTGCCGCCAACATCAACATCGCCAACCCTGGCACCGCGGTGTTCGACGGCATCACGCTGGCGACCGGCGAGACGCTGCTGCTCTACTCGCAGACGGCGCCTGCCGAGAACGGCAAGTACACCTTCAACGGCTCGGCCGCCGCGCTCACGCGCACCGACGACATGGACACGTGGGCCGAGACGATCGGCGCGGTCGTCGGGATCGCCGAAGGCTCCAGCGGGATCGCCGACACCGCCCGGCTGTTCACCAGCAATGCCGGCGGCACGATCGGCACCACTGCCCTCACCAATATCTCCTTCGGCGGAGGCGTCACCAACGCCTTCACCACCGCGGGCGCCGGTCTCGTCGCGACCAACGCCACGACGGTCGCGGTCAACCCCGGCACCGGCATCACCGTCGCCTCCAATGCGGTCGCGCTGACCGGCCAGGCGCTTGCTCTCCACAATGTGACGACCGCGGCGGATCAGCTGATCTACGCCACCGGCGCGGCGACGTTCTCGACCACCGCGTTCGGGTCGTTCGGGCGAAGTCTCGTCGGCGCCGCCGATGCCGCGACCGCGCGCACCACACTGGGGCTCGGCACCATGGCGACGCAAGCGGCCAGCGGCGTGGCGATCACCGGCGGCACGATCGAGGGGGTCGTGCTCGACGGCGGCTCGTTCTAATGTATGGCAGCGGTCTATAACATCTCTCGCGGCACGCGTGCCCGCCTCAACACCCTCGTCAGCCAGTCGGCGATCGTGGTGGGACGCGAGTATCTGCTGACCGACGAGAACAAGGTACTAGTCGGGACCAGCACCAATACGGTCATCCAGCTGCAACGCTCGGTCGACGATCAGATGGATCTGTCCAACCTCTCGCCCGGTCTTCCGGGCGCGGGCGTTGCGCGGCTGTTTCGAGCCGACGTTGGTGGACGAGAGATGCTGCGCGTGGTTGGCGACGACGGCGACTTTGCCACCATGCAGCCTCATATGGGCCGCAACAACCCCTCGTTCTGGATGCCCGCCTTCGGCACGACCACCGCCACGTCGGTTGGCATGCCGCCGATGACCGTGCTGGCGACCGCGACAGCGCGGACGTGGGCGGCGAGCAGCCGCTTCACGCGCGCACGACGCCTCGGCTTCGTATCCGCGGCGACGGCCGGGACGCCCACGGGTTTCTACACGGGCGCGGCGATGTGCAGCACCGGTGACACGACCAGCGGTGCCGGCGGGTTTCATCTGATCGTTCGGTTCGGGATCGGCGATGCCTTGACCAGCGCTCGCATGTTCATAGGGCTGTCGGACAGCGTCGCGACGCCGGCCAACGCCGAGATCAACACCCTCACGCAGCATATTGGCATCGGCAAGTTGTCGACCTCCTCGAACCTGTGTGTGTACGCCTCCGGCACCGCGGCGCAGGCGGTCACCGATCTCGGCACCAGCTATCCTGCCGCGAACAGCAACACGGACCTTTACGAGTTTATTCTCTTCGCGCCGTCTTCGACCGTGCCCGTGACGTGGATGCTGAGCCGGTTCTTGTCGAACGGGACCAGCACCAGCGTCAGCGGCACCTTCGCCGCCGCCGGCTCGACCGCACCGGCGGCGACCATCGGTTTGGCGCCGCGCGCTTGGCGAATGCCCACGACGGCCAACTCGGCGACGTTGGACGTCGCCGGGCTGTACCTTGAAACCGACTTCTAGCGGGGAGCGGGCATCGGCAGGATCGACTGTCGAAGCTCCAGCCCTTCGGCTTGATGTCGCAGATGACCGACGCCGTCGACGAACTGCGAGGTCGTGAACCCCAGCTCGTCGACCATCTGCATGAATCGCTCGTACGAGACTGCGTAGCCTCGTGAGACATTCTTCATGAAGTCGATATACTGGTCGAAAATGCCTCGCAGATCGGCGACGGCATCGGGGTTCACCGACACCTTGTCACTGCTCTGGAGGAAAGCCATGACCGAGTTGTTCGATCGGGCCACCTGATTGAGCCGGGCGACGTGGCTCGACGGCTGGGTGTAGTCGCCCTGCGCCAGCAGCCGCTTCAACCCCTGCACCGCCCACGCCGCGATTGCCTCGCGTTCCTCCGAGACGAGGACTTGGTAGAAGTCCACGATTTTCTCGTTGTCGGGGACGACGCGCAGGAAGTCGAAAATCAGCCAGCGTCGCACGAAGCCGCGCGACGTGTCGCGCGACCGCGGCAGATGATTCGACCCGAACCACTGCGCGGAAATCGGCTTGAACTGGAAGATGGCCCCACCCTTGAACTCGGTGTTCTGGATGGTGCCTTCGACGATTTCCTTGAAGGCTCGGCCATCGATGGTCGACTCCTCGGGCAACTCGCCGCAGATGTTGAGCGTCTTGCCCACCATCGGCCCCAGCTGGAAGCGCTCGCCCCACAAGGTCGGAGGCACCGAGCACGTCGCCGCCGGCGGCATCATGGCGCGCAGCACCTCCAGCGCCTGCGTCTTGCCCGAGCCTGCCTTGCCGTGGAGCAGGAACGCGCGCTGGAACTTCGGGGCGATCCCGAACATGGTCGCGGCGAACGCCTCTTGGAGCGCCATCACCTTCTCGGCGTAGTCGGGATCATCGCCCCACGACCGTTCGAGATATTCGAGCCACTTGTGGCACTCGCCGGCCCGCTCCGGGATGTAGTTGAACGGCATGGTGAAGGTCTTGCCGTACTTGGGGCTGTGGTCGTGCAGCTGGAGGTCGGTGTCGAGGAAGCCGTTGGCGAAATTGATGCCGTCTTCCAGCTCCGACGCCAGCGGCGCGCGCACGATCATGGCGATCGTCTTGGCGACCGAGACGTAGTCGTTGTGGCGGCGCGCCAGCGCGTTGCCCTTCACCCGCTCGGCGACCTCGCGCTGGATCGCCTGATCGTCGAGCGAGCGGAAGTGGGCACCGGACCACTGCCAGAACAGGCCCTGATCGTAGCGCAGCTCGCCGCCGCGGCCGATCTCCTCGACCACCTGCCGCGCGATCGCCTCGTGATCCTCGGCAATGTCCACGTCGCCGCGGCGCGCCGCTTTGAACTCGTTGCGCAGGTCGGTCTTGGAGTAGCTCAAGATGCTCTTGGTGCGATCGACGATGTGCCGGGCGACCAAGTTCATGCTGCCCTCCGAGAAGTTCTCGTCCTTGGCCAGCTGCTCGATGAGATGGTCGACCATCTCGACGACGCGATCGATCGTCGGGTCGCCGATCATGAGCTGGGCGTTGAGCCAGTCGATCGCCTTCTCGGGCGTCCAGCGCTGGATCTGGTTCTTGACGATCATCGCCGCGATCGCGGGATGATCGCGCTGCTCCGGCGTCAGGTCGAAGTCCCAGCCGTTGGGGAGCGTCGCGCCGCCCTCGACGTCGCGCAGCAGAAACTCGACCAGCTTGGCCACGCCCTTGTCGGGGTCCATGTCGTCTCCGCTGGTGTGAGCGGTGAAGTTTTCGACCCAGTGGGACATGTGCTTCATCGCCTCGCCGAGCGAGAACTTGGTATTCTTGTCGATGCCGCGCACGACGCGCGCCAGATAGCCGGCGTGCCGGACCATCTGGATGTCGCGCTCGCCCTGCGGCACCACGTCGAGCGGCGCCGAGCGGCCGGTCTGCGCGATCGACAGGCCCGGAATGTCACCCAGCGCCTGCCGCAGGACGCGCTCGATGTCGGTGGGCAGGTACTGGATCTTGTCGAGCACCTCCCACAGGTTCGTGTCCGAGACGTAGGGCTTCTCGGTCTGCGGGTGGATCGAGGGCGGCAGCACCATCTGGTTGCCCTTGCCCAAGAACTCGACGATCGATTGGTTGTCGCCGTCGCGCAGCTTGAAGTTGGGCTGGCCCTGCCAGCGGTAGATCAGGCCCATGCCCTTGCGGCCCACGCGCTTCCAGGGGGACGGCGGCAGGGCGGCGAGGATGGCGGCGATCTGTGCCTCGTCTTCGGTGTCGATGTCGATCGCACACAGACCGGAGGCCTCGCCGAACGGCAAGCCGATGTTCGACTGCGGATATTCGCGTGCCCACAGGCCGCGGATCGCCTCCGAGGGCATGTGCTCGCCGTACTGCGTCCACTCGTTCAGGATCGGCGCCTTGCCGGCGCCCTTACCTGCGGAGTCCCAGCGCTTGAGAGGCATGACCGGGATGCCCGCTGCCCAGTACAGCGGGGCGAAGTCTTTGAAAATAGTCATGATTTTACCCGTACAGAGGATGTTGGGGAGGAGAAGGAGGACCGCGATCGTCACGCTCGAAGGCGGAGAGCCCGGTCACGATCGCCACGATCAGCACGCAGAAAGCGAGGATCGGGTGGTGATCCGCGGCGATCTGGATCCCTGCGACCATCAGCGTCAGAGCCGAGATCAAGTTACCGACGCCGACGATCACCGGTACGGCTCCAGCCGCTTCTGAAAGATCTCGCGATCCTTCTCCGGCACGAGGTCGTCGAGGATGCGGATCACGTCATCCATGAACTTCTGGACCCGCTCCGCGCCCGTGAAGCGCTCCAGCATCTTGAGCAGGCGCTCCAACTGGTCACCCTTGGTCTTGGCGATCGCGATGCGCTCCTTGGTGTCGAGGCTCTCGTTCTCGCCAGTGCCCAGCTCGTTCAGCGATTTCAGGGTGCTCTTGATCTCATCAAGCACGAGCTGCTGGTCCTCATCGGACAGGCGAATGTCCTTCGATGGTCGACCGCGGCCCGCCTTGGCTTCGACCACGACCTCCTTCTCGACCACCTTCTCGACGACCTTGGGCGCCAAGAGGTCGAGGAGAGCCTGTTTGGTCTCCTCGTCGTAGGGGCAGGCGGGCTCGTTGAGGGTTTCGAGCTGGTTTTTCAGCCCGATCAGGCCGGTCAGTACGGCCATTCGGAGGGGAGGGAAATTGCTCATGCGTCTGCTCTACGCCCCTAGCCCTCGCGCGCAATCGATTTTGCGGAAAGTACCGAGTACCTTTCCTCTCGGTTGCCGGACAACCGTTTGATCCGAGGCTCGATCTAGGTCACAGGCCGAGGCATGTATGGTGAGCTATATCAAGCCGTAAAGATGCGCTTCGGTGACGTGAATGCGTCGCAGTCGATGGGCGACTGGATCACCCATAACACGACGATCAAGAAGCGTCCATTCTCGTACGATGGCTACGGCTTCCAGAAGCAGATCGCCGACGACATGCACCACAACGTGTCGGTCAAGAAGTGTTCGCAGATCGGCCTGACCGAGGTCCAGATCCGAAAGTTCTTGGCGATCCTGACCCGTTCGACTGCGCTCGCCGGCATTTTCTCGATGCCCAACGAGAAGATGTTCACCAAGACCTACAATGGTCGCATCAAGCCGATCCTCGAAGCGGACGCGGTGTTCAACCCGCCATCCGCCATGAAGCCAACGCGGTCGAAGGACCAAATCCAGATCCGCGACAGCTTCGGCTACATCACCGCCTGCACCGAAGGCGACGCCACCTCGCTGTCCGCCGACTTCCTGTTTCACGACGAGCTGGACCTGAGCCCGCAGGAGATCATCGCGCTGTACCAGTCGCGTCTGCAGGGCTCGGACATGCAGATCACCCAGTCGTTCTCGACGCCGACCTTCTCGGGATACGGCATCGACAAGAATTATCAGCTGACCGACCAGCGCGAGTACAAGGCCAAGTGCGCCGGCTGCGGCCGGTGGCACATCCCCTTGTTCACGCCGCCGTTCATCCACCTCAAGGGCGGCATGCCGCGCGACGTGGAGCTGTTCACGGAGCTGACCGCGCAGCAGATCGCGCTGCTCGATCTGGAGGACTGCTACGTCAAGTGTCCGGACTGCTCGGCTCGGTTCGATCTCGGCAACGACGACCTTCGCGAGTGGGTCGCGCTGCGCCCCAGCGTGCTCAACTTCCGCGGCTATCAGGTTCGACCCTTCTCGACCCCGCGGATCAAGCCGTCCTACATCTTCGGCCAGTTGGCGCAGTATCAGGAGAAGTCGTTCACGCGCGGTTTCTACAACACGGTACTTGGCGAGGAATACACCGCGGCCGATGCGCGCCTGCAGGAGGTCGACATCAAGGCGTGCATGGCCAAGGGTACGGCCTCGATCCCCAACATCAGCGCCGACACACCCTGCTTCATGGGCATCGACGTCGGCCTGACCTGCTACATCACGATCAGCTACGACGATGACGACGGGACGCCGCATTTCGTCCTGTTCGACACGGTGCCCGCCAGCTCTCTCCAACGCCGCGTCAGCGAGCTGTGCCGCATCTACAACGTCGTGCAGGGCGCGATCGATCGCTTCCCCTATACCACCGAGGCAGACGCGCTGCGCGACGCGACGGCGGGGCTCATCATTCCGGTCCAGTATCGGGGTCTGCAGATGCTGGCCCCAGTGCTCGAAGCCGACACCAAGGTCCTGAACCACTATTCGGCCAACAACACCCTCGCGCTCGATCGCGTCCAGTCGCTGGTCAGCCACCGGGCCATGGTCATCTCGGGCTACCAAGGTCAGCGCGAGACGGTCATCAAGCACCTGATGGACATGGTCCGCGACGACAAGCCGTCTGACAGCGACAACGTGCTGGGCGAGTGGAAGAAGACCAGCGGCAACGACCACTTCATGCACTCGATGGCGTTCAACCTGCTGGCGCGCCGGATCGGCGACCACATGTTCGCGACCCAGCTGTCGACGGTGGCCACCAGCTCCTCTTTTCTTGCCGCCGGTTTTGGCGGTACGCAGGGGATGCTCAACTTCAACGGCACCGGCAAGATGACCGGGCTCGCCCGCATTTCGAGGCTCGGATAAATGGCTGACAATTTCCTGACCGGGCTCGGTGCCGTCCTGCTGCCCAAGGGCAAGGGTGCCAAGGGCGGCAAGGGCGCGACGCCCGGCTTCGTGCGCTCCCAGCCGACGATGACGGCGCCGACGTATCGTGACCACCTGACCGACGTCTATACGACCCGGCAGGCCAACGACAGCCGTGAGCTGATCGCCACGCTCGCGAACATGGACCCCGACGTTTCGGCGGCGATCAACGCGTTCCTGTCGGTCGCCGGCTCGGTGGATCCGGTGGTGACCGCCTACAACGAGAAGGACGAGATCGACGCCGACGGGATCGCGCTCGGCCAGCAGCTGCTCGCCCTGCTCACCACGACCAACGACTACACGCTGGGCTACAGCGACAAGCCGACCGTCGACGCGTTGTGCAGCGACCATCGCTACATGATGCTGTTGCGCGGGGGCACCGCGGTCGAGCTGGTGCTCGACAAGACCTACGTGCCCTACGAGCTGCGCACGATCGACCCCGCGACCCTGACGTGGAACCAGACCGCGCCGGGCGTCTTCAAGCCGACGCAGACGCCGACCGGCTCGAACGAGGTCATCGACCTCAACATCCCGACGTTCTTCACGTCCAACTTCCATCAGTCGCCGCTGGGCAAGTACACCTTCTCGCCCTTCGTATCGGCGATCAACACCATCGCCAGCCGGACGCTCGTCATCAACGAGCTGTACCGGATCATGAAGGTCGTCGGCTACCCGCGCATCGACGTGCAGGTGCTCGAAGACGTGCTGATGAAGTCGGCCCCGCCGGCCTTCCGCAACAATCCGGACAAGATCCGAGCCTACGTGCAGTCCGAGCTGACCTCGATCCAAGCCACGATCTCGAATCTCCAGTCGGGCGACGCCTTCGTCCACTCGAACGCGATCACGGCGACCGTCATCAACGACAAGAACCCGTCGGCCGGGCTCCAGATCCAGGGTGTGATCGACGTCCTGAACGCGCAAAATCAGGCCGCCCTCAAGGTCATGCCGGCCGTCGTCGGCAAAGCCAACAACGGACAGGTCGCCTCGACCGAGGCGCGCCTGTTCGCGCTGAACGCCGACGCGCTGAACCGCGCCGTCGCGGGCATCTTCACCAAAGCGTTCACCCTCGCCGCCCGCCTCGCCGGGTACGCGGGTCGGATCGAGGTGTTCTTCCCGCCCGTCGAGCTGCGCCCGGCGATGGAGCTGGAACCGCAGTGGACCATGAAGGCGAGTCGCCTTCGCCAAGACCTGAGCGACGGGATCATCACCGACATGGAATATACCATGGCGATGTACGGTCGCCCGCCGCTGCCGGGCGCACCGGAGCTGTCGGGCACCAAGTTCGCCGACCCGGTCTCGCCGATCGACGCGGGCGACGCTTCTCCCAACCAAGACAGCCTCGGCCGGTCGCTCTCGGGCGAGGGCGGCAACGGGGTTGGACGGAACAACGCCGTCAAGAGTGGGGGCGCCAAGACCAAGCTCTCCTTCACGCAGGACGATGGTTCCGTGATTGAACTCGCTCTCTGATACCATCAAATTTCTTATTTTTACCTAGTAACTATGAGAAATTTTAGGAATAATAACCAGAGGATGGTTGGGTATAAACCGCTTGCGCCGCTGGCACGGCGCGACATAGGGCAGACGGTATGAAGCAGCTGGACATGACTCCCGCCCTCGTGGCGATGATTAAGGCAGCGGTCGGCGATGACGTCGACCCGTCGGAGTTCGCGGTCTTCGAGACGATCATGCTCAACACCAAGCCGCTGCCCGGCAAGCGCGGCGCGCTGTTCGAGCAGGCGGTCGTCCAGCCGATCACCCTCAAGGAGATGGTCGACGCCATCAACGGCGGCAATCACCTGCCGCTGGTCGCCGACCATGAGATGCTCGGCGCCCCCAAGGGCCGCCTGTTCCATGCCGCGCTCGATTTCGAGGACGCCTCGCTGACGATGCGCGGGCTGTTCTACCTCGACCAGACCGAGACCACGCTGATCGCCAAGCTGAACGCCGGCGTCCTCGACGAGGTGTCGGTGGCGTTCATGTCGCGCGAGTTCAATTGCTCGGAATGTGGCTGGGACTACTTCGCCCCCGGCATCGATCGCGACCACCTCTATGCCCGCGTGTGCGCCAACGGCCACCAGATCGGCGTCGGCGGCGTCCACGGCGAGATGGTCGGGCTGGCCCAATTCGTTGAAACGTCGCTGGTTGCCCGCGGTGCAGCTGACAAACCGAAAATTGTTGGTAAGTCGCAATCGAAGTTGGCGCCCGAGGGGATCAAGCTCCTCGCCGCCGCCGGATTTGAGACCGACGAGCTGGTGGTGCAAGCCTCCCTCGGAGCAAAGGACGAGACGACAATGACCGATCCCAACGCTGCCCTGCTGACCCAGCTCACGACTCTGTCGGGCGAGAAGGGCGCGCTCACCGCGCAGTTGACCGCCGCCAACGGCGATCGCGACACGGCGCGCGGCGAGGTGACCCGCCTGACCGCGGACCTGACCACGGCCAACGCCACGATCGCCACGCTGACCGCCGAGAAGACGGCGCTGGAGGCGCGGCCCGAGGCGACCGTCGCCACCGAGCGTGACGAGGCGGTCACCTTCCTGCACGAGCAGCTCGATCACCTGATGGTCGCCAAGGGCGAGACCAAGCTGGAGGGCACCGCGCGCCTGACCACGGTCGCCGCGCTCAAGGCCAAGATCGCCGAACTCACCGCCAACCTGACCTCGATCCTGCCCGTGGGTGGAAAGTCGACGTCGGCCGGCGGCGACGACAACAAGACGGCGACGCTGTCGTATGACCCGAAGTTCGCCTTCGGCGTCCGCAAGTAAGGAGCGAATACCATGGCCTACAACCAGACTGGTGTCGTCGCCGACGGTTTCCCGATCGGCCTGTTCACCTTCACCTACCACCTGTCCGGCTTCCCCTCGACGGCGACCGACGCCGATCTGGGCGCCGCGGCCGGCAAGGCGGTCTCGCTCGATACCGCGGCGGCCGCCACGGTCAAGCTCGCCACCGACGGCGATGCGATCTTCGGTCGCATCTACGTGGCCGAGAACCGCGCGGCGATCGGCGGCGGCAAGGTCGCCTCGGTGGCGCGCAAGTTCAAGGAGCGCCTCCCCGCCGCGGCCGGTCACGGCATCGTCGTGGGTGACCGCGTGATCGGCGCGGGTGCCGGTCTCGTCAAGAAGGACGCCGCCGCGGCGGCCTCCAACCCGATCGTCATCGAAGTCGGCACCGACTACGTCGTCGCCGAGAAGCTGTAAGGAACGACTGACATGGTGCCCAATCTCCTCGCAATCCGCGCCGGTCGTAAGCCGGCCGAGGTTCTGCTCGCGGGCATCAAGCCCGAGGACAAGAACCATTCCTCGTCGCTGCGCGCCGGTGAGAACCTCATCAAGCTCGCCAAGGAGGCGCAGCTGTCGATCGACGACTACCTGCGCCTCGCGGTCGACCCGAATGCCGGCCAGTTCAAGGGCTCCAAGCTCGACGGCTACGAGTGCGCCCTCGCGTATCTCGACCTGCCGACGCGCGAGGACTTCGGCTCGGGTGTCCTCCTGCAGGCCGCCGCCGAGACGTTCAACACGTTCCCCGGTTCGCGCGCCCTGTTCCCGCCCGTGATCGACAACATCCTGCAGTGGAAGTACCGCCAGGATCAGATCGAGAACGTCGCCGCGCTCGTGTCGCAGTCGCGCACGATCAACGGCAACGAGGTCATCACGAACGTCGTCGACGACAAGGCCGAGAACTACCAGCAGACGGGCGTGATCGCCGAAGGCGCCGAGATCCCGGTCCGGTCGCTCCGCATGGGCGAGAAGAACGTCAAGTTCTACAAGTTCGGCGGCGGCATCGAGTTCACCTACGAGTTCGAGCGTCGCGCCAGCCTCGACATCATCACGCCGTATGCCGCGCGCATGCAGCGCGAGGTCGAGATCGGCCAGACGGCGATCGCCACGGCGCTGCTCATCAACGGCGACGGCACGGCGGCGCACGGCGCGGCGCCGGTCATCAACGCCAGCGATATCGCCGCGGGTTACCCGGAGGCGGGCCGCCCGGTCGCGCAGGCTGGTCGCCTGAACTGGGAGATCATCCTCAAGTGGCTGGTCGGCCAGGCGCAGAAGGGCGTGCCGATCGACACGGTGGTCGGCAACTGGGACATGTACCTCGAATGGATCCGGATGTTCAGCATCCCGACCCTCAACGGGGGCAAGACCCAGATGGAGATCCTCGCCGACGCCGGTGTGCAGGTGGCTCGCGAGAACCCCCGTCTCCCGCTCGCGATGAACTTCGCGCTCTCCTCGACGGCCCCGGCCGGCAAGCTGATCGGCTACATCAAGGCCGAGACGATCGAGGAGCTGATCGAGAACGGCTCCGACATCGAGGAGTCGACCCGCGCGATCACCAACCAGCGGGTCAAGTACGTCAAGACGACCAACCGCGGCTACCGCATGGTCTTCGGCGACACCCGCTCGGTCTTGAACCTGAACGCCTCGGCGTAACGGTTCGGCCTCGCGGCACAGAGAGGGCGGCTCCTACGGGGCCGCCCTTTTCGTTTGCACCGAGGGGAACCGTGCTTCCATTAGGCTTCATTACCCGTTACTACCCCGCCACCCTACTACGGAGATTATCATGGCCAAGCCCACTCCCACCGCGTCCGGCCGTCCCGTCGCCCCCGGCGTCGATCCGATCACCCCCGTCCAGCCGCAGCCGCAGGACACGACGCGCACGCAGGACGCCGCCACGCTGGGTCAGGACAATGACGCGGCCAAGCGCATCGCGCAGGAGGACCGCCCGGCCGCGCCGGACGCCAATCCGGTCGTTCTCAACGACCAGTCGCCGAACCTGACCAAGGACGACGGCGAGCGCCCGCTCTCCGGCGCCGGGGCGACGCCAGAGGTCGAGATGGTCAAGGTCAAGACCAAGGGCGACTACATGCTGATGGACCCCTACTCGACCAAGTCGATCGACAAGGATGGCGCCGAGGTGCCGGTGACGTCCTTCATCAATGACGAGCTGGCCGAGGGCGGCCGGCTGGAGAAGGCGTAATGATCGTCCGCAGCGGTCTTGCGCTGTCGATCCCCGTCCTGTTCGCCTCGGGCGTGCCCGATGCGGGAGTCGCTTGGCGTCTCCTGAACGGGATCGGGGTTGAGATCGCGAGCGGGACCGTTGCGGTGCCCGAGGGGGCTGTCTCCCTCAACCTGCCGATCGCCGCTGAGCACAACACGCTCGGCGGCGGTTCGCTGTTCGCCAGCCGCGATTTCGAGTGGAGCTACACCATCGACGGTGCGGTCGTGAACGGCGAAGAGCGCTACTCCGTCGAGGCGCGCGCGCCGTACGGCGCCTCCAACGCCGGGGTCCGGGCCAAGCTCGGCGTTGAGCTGAAAGATCTGCCCGATGGAGACGTCTCGCTGATCCGCGCCTACATCGCCTTTCGCGACGTGGTCGGAGCCGACCGTCTTTCGGCCACCACTGACGAGGCCGATCTCCTTTCCGTTCGTGACGCGATCGAGGCGCAGGCCGCGCTCAATCTGGTGCCCACCATGGCGGTCCGCGTCGCCGTGTCCGAGGACAGTGGCACCAACGCGTTCAAGCGGCAGGCCGTGGATTGGGGCGCGATCGCCGAGGGCTTGTCGTCGATCATCGACGCCGCTGTCGTTGCCGTCAATCCGACCTACGACCCGAGTCCGACGGGCGCCCTGTTCATTCTGGCGACCCCGACCACCGACCCGATCACCGGCGGCACATACACCTAAGTGCCGGTGCGGAGCAGCTCGATGCCGATCGTTCGGTAGTTGCGCTGCTCCGATTGTGCCATCGGCAGCACCCGGAACGAGGAAACCACCAGCTCGCTGGCGATCGAACCGTCAGCCAGCTTCAACAGGTCGAGCTTCTTACCCTCACCGAACCGCTCATCGATCATTCCGATCAGCTCGATCTCGGTCAGCAGGTTGGTGTCGCGATAGCTCGACACCGCCAGTGCGAACCGGATGATCCATCGCCCCTCGTTCTCGTCGAATGCGAACCCGTCGGTGCCGATCAAGGTCTTCTGCGGCAGCTTGGTTTCGGGCGTCCGCTCTTCCCAGTTGTGGTAGTCGATGTCTTCCGGGTATAGCCCCTCGGTATTGATCGTTTCGATCATCTCGGTGATCGCACGGACGATCGACTTATAGACTGCAGGAATTGGTGACGACATGCCTACTACTCCGCTTCGGCCAATTCGCTACGTCTTCGTCCTTGGTAAGGGAGTAGTCAAGCGGCGTCGTGAATCGGAGAACCCTACGCAGTTCATCGCGCAGCAGGTCGCAATTCAGTTCGCCAACGACAACTGGGAGAAGTCCAAGAAGCAGCTGCGCGAGGCGATCCGCGCCGACGTGATGGCCGAGATGACCTACGTCGCCGGCCAGTTCCGTCGCAATGTCATCGGCGCGCCGGGGGCACAGAAGGGGCTCGTGGGCCGGCTCACGACGCGCAGCAAGGGACCCGATCAGCCCAGCGAGAACCTCGCCAGCCTGCCGCGCTGGGCGCCGCGCGACGCCCGCTATCTCAAGCGCAAGCAGGCTCGCCCGCCGCACGGCGCTGGTCACGACAACTGGTTCGACAACACGGGCTGGACGCCTGCGAGCGGCAAGCCCGGCGGTACTCTGAAGAAGTTCTTTGCAGCACGCGAGGGCGAGAGCGTCAGCGGCGCCACTGTCAACGTGGGCTCGGGCGGTGTGTTCGAGGAGCTGTTCGGTGGCGTCAGCGTGGAGATCTTGCGCGACCGCAGCGGCGCGGCGCCGGCCGGCGGGACGATGCGGATCGACGGGCGCGGCCACATGCAGATTCAGCTCGCTACCATTCGCGTGCGCGCGCTCGGCCAGCTGACCGATGCAATGCTCAAGGTCGGCGATACCTCGAACCGCGCGCTGCTCGATCAGGTCGCCAAGACCGACCCCGATGTTGCCCTGCGTCTGCGCGGCGGGAGGGGGCGATATCGACCCACCATGGAGCCCTACCTTGCCTTCTTCCTTCGTCGCGCGCTGCCGTACGCCGTACAGCAGCGCATCGCCCGTGGCGTCACCTCCGGCCGCCTGTTCGTCAACCGATCGTCATAGCCGCGTTGATCGCCTCGACCGCGGCTTCCACGCTGGTGTGACCGGCGGCCAAGTCCTTCACGCCCTTGTCACCCAGCTTGGGCGGCGCGCCGGTGGTCTTGCCGTCGCCGAGCGCGGCGTTGAGGATCATGACGAATGAGTTGTGGTGGGAGAGCAGCGTTGCGTTCTGCTCTCCCAGCTTGAGCTGGATCTTCTGCGCAATCTCACGGCGCGCGTAGCGCCAGTAGAGATCGGCGTAGAGATCGCCCTCGACTACTCCGAAGGCCCAGCAGACGGCGTCGTCGAAGCTGAGTTCTCGGAACCATCCGTGGAGAGCTTCGGTAGGGCCTGGTTGTACTGGACCCCGAGCTGGGCCATCACCAGGGTCCGCTTGATGAAAAAATAGAGGGCGTGTTCCGTCGCCCAGCTCAAGATCGCCTCGATCTGATCGGAGTCGATCTCGACCATGTCCATGTCGATCAGCTCGGCCGGATCGGTGATGATCTTCTTCTTGTCGGTCAGCACCCGCCGAATGATGTAGTCCTGCGTGTACATGTCGTCGCGGATCATCACGAGCGCGGTGGCCGGGTCGGGGAGCATTCGGCGGATGTCCATCTCCAGTCCGTACGTCATCTTGATCTCGCGATCGCCGACCATGATTGTCAGGTCGGGGCGCGGCGGCAGGGGGTCAGAGACTGACATCGGAGGTGACCTCTCGCTTGATGAGACGGGCGACGGCAGCGTCGAGGCTGATGTGTTCGCCGAGCCCGAGCCGCAGCAGCTGGTTGACCTTGACGTTGGTGGCGACGCCCTCGGCGATGGCTAGATCGCCAACTCGATTATAGAGCGATTCGGGGATCCGCACGGTGAAGCTGCGGTGCGGTTCTTTAGGGGGCTGAGCCATAACTCTCCGTTGGTGATCGGCGGTTGCGAGATTTGCTATTGAGCGAAACCACAAATAAGGCAAGAGGCATTCTGAGTTTCCAAAGGAGCGCCACCATGGCCGACGTCCAGAAGTCCGCATTTGCCCTGTCCTCGGCCACGCTCATGATTGGTCGTGCCTTCGTCGATGACGTGTTCTCGCTCACCCCGGCCCAGCACTCGGTCGGTATGGCCAGCGAAGTCACGGTCGGGCTGGACAGTTCGATCAATGAACTGCTCAACGGCGTCGCGCAGGCATCGGTGGACGCCAAGCGCACCGGCGTTTCTTCGAGCATCACCGGCAACGTCTTCGAGATGACCGCGCAGAACTTCATGCGCTCGCACGCCATGTCCGGCGCGGCGACGCCGGTGAAGCGCGGTCGGCTGTCGGCGGCCCTGACCTCCGGGGCCACGTCGGTGTCGATCGTTTCCGATCCGATCCCCGGCGAGGCCACCTCGGCGATCACGGCGACGACCGACATCCCCTCGGGTTCGACCATTCTGATCCAGCGCGTCGACGGCGAGCAGGACTACGTGTTCCCGACGGTCACCTCCGCCGTTGCGACGGGCACCGGTCCCTACGTCGCCGCGCTCGGCGCCGACTACGCTATCCCCGCGGGCATGACGTTCCCCGCCGGCGCCCGCGTGTGGATCGTCCAGCCGGTTCCGGTCGGCGACATCGATGCCGACGATCTGTTCTGCGTCAAGATCGCCGGTGTGCTGACGAACTTCGATCGCCCGATGGTCTACATCGCGCCCAAGGTCCGCATGGTGAAGGGCTTCGGGCTGGCGTGGAACGAGACCCAGTACGGCTCCATGGCCTGGGAGATGAAGCCGTTCCTGCTTTCGCGCGGCGAGGTGGCGTCGGCGACCCGCATGGCCGAGATCGGCACCCGGCGAACCGGGCGTCTCTACATCGGCGGTTAAGCGGTTCTCGCTTGACGGTTATAGGGTGGGCGGTCCAAAGCGGGCCGCCCATCTTCGTTTGGAGCCCTCGTGCCTCAATCTATTCCTCTGGAACACGTCAAGGACTCGCACCAGCTTCTCGCCGACGGGCGGGTAGAGCTGTTCGAGCTGACCCCCTCCGGCGGCACCGGTGTTGTTCGCTTCAAGAACGATAACGATGTCACGTGGCGTGGTCAGACCTACACCGGCATACCGTGTAGCATGTCCGGGGAAAAGAAGTCCTCCGATATCGGTCTGTCGATGCCCAAGCTCCAGATCGGTCAGCCAAATATTGATCTGTCACAATTCAAAGCGCTCGTTTATGACGGATATCTCGACAACGCGATTGTCGTGAAGATGACTGTCCTGCTCGACAATCTCCTCAACAACCGACTGATTCGAGAAATCAACACCTATCGAGTCAAGCGTGTCGAGCAGTATAGCCGGACGCAAATCAGTCTCCAGCTGGCTACGTTGTCGGATAGCTTGGGATTTTCCATTCCGTATCGTCAGTATCTGCCTCCGGCATTTCCTTCGGTGCAGATGTGATTCTCGAAGATCTCAAATACGAGCACCTGCTCGATCGTCCATTCAGCTGGGGAAGCAGCGATTGTTTGTCGCTGTTTCGTGATTTCTACCGAGACAATTTCGGTATCAACATCACCAACTACGCCCGACCCAGCGACTGGTCTTCGGATCAACTCGATCTGATGCGGCTGTGCTACGAGCGTGAGGGTTTCGAGCTGATCTCGGATTGGAAGCTCAAGGACTTGCGGCCGGCTGATGTTCTATGTATGGCGATCGGCGAACGCAACGCCAATCACTTCGCCATCAATCTCGGCAACGACCAGCTCGTCCATCATCTCTACGGGCGGCGCTCAACCTTGGAGACCTTTCGCGGCTTCTATCGCAATTCGATCTGCTATATCCTTCGTCACCCCGACGTTCCCGACCTCACCCCGGTCTACCCCGACGTCGATATCAGGACGCTTCTCGATGCTCGAAACGCTCTACAACCCCAGTGATACGGACGAGCGCTGTGGGCTGATCCTGACCGACGGATCGATCGTCGAGATCGAGAACATCGCGGAGGATAAAACCGACAGCTACGACATGTCGCCCGAGGCGGTGCTCCCGTTCCTCGATGCCGGGACGATCGCGGGTACGTGGCACACGCACCCCGGCGGCGACCCCAACCTTAGTGGTGCGGACTATTCGGGCTTCCTCGGTTATCCCGAGCTGGAGCACAACATCGTCGGCATCCGAGATGGCAAGATCACGGTCACCCGCTGGCGGGTTCAGGATGGATTGGTAGTCGCATGCGATTGATCTTTCACGGCACGCTGCGCCAGCTCTTCGGCGAAAGCTACGAGATGTCGGCGGCCACCCCGGCCGAGGCCCTCGAAGGCTTTTCGCGACAGGTCGACTGGCCGCGCGATATCACCGTCCATCTCGTCGGCTTCAATACGGTTGAGAAGTTGAAGGACAACGCTGAACAGGTCCACGTCATGCCCGCGCTGCGCGGTGGTGGCGGCAAGTTCGGCTCGATCATTTTGGGCGCGGCGGTCGTCGCGGTCGGCGTGGCGCTGACCGTCACCGGGGCCGGCGCGGTCGGCATTCCCCTCATCATCAGCGGCTCGCTGATGATGGTGCAAGGTGTCATCGCTCTTTTCCTCAAGTCGCCCAAGCTCAAGAGCGTGGACGATCCGGAGGCGTCCAAGTATCTTCCGATAAATCGGAACACCACTGCCGTCGGTACGCCCATGACCCACGCGTGGGGCCGTATCGATCTTGCAGGCCACTGGCTGAGCCTCCAGTCGGACAGCACCAACCTGTCCTTCGGCTCTTTCCCTGCTTCGCCAAGTTAAGGAACAACGCATGAGCCTACCCATTACCGAGGAGCTGAAAGAATGGGCTACGCCCGTCCAAGCAGCCTACATCGACGCCATCCTCGCAGCGGACGGCGACTTCTACAAAGCGGCGGAGAACTTGGGCCGCCACCACAACAGTCTGCGGGCCGCCATAGCGCTGGTGCGCTCGAACGCCGCCGCCCACGGATACAGCTCGAACCCGAGCCACAACCTCAACTCCCCAGTCCCGCATCCGTTCATCGCCAAGGGCCACTCCACGATGGAGCGTATCCACGGTGACGGCACCCGCGAGACGGTGCTGCAGTGGACCAAGACCCGTCTCGACGATCAGGCGTGGGCCGAGCAGATTAAGGCCGGCGTCGAAGCATTCATGGCCGACCTGCCCGCGGTCGCGGCGCCGGCGGCGCCGCTGATCGAGGACAACGACCTGATCCCGTGGATCCAGATCGGCGATGCCCACCTCGGGATGCTGGCACACGAGGCGGAGACCGGCGCCAACTTCGACCTCAAGATCGCCGAGGCCGAGCTGATGGGTGCGATCGGGATCATCATCGACGACCTGCCCGCGGTCGAGCGCCTCGTCATCAACGATCTCGGCGACTTCACCCACTACGAGAACATGGCCGGCGTCACCGAGCACAGCCGCAACGTGCTGGACTACGACGGTCGCTTTCCCAAGATGATCGAGGTCTACTCGCGCATGATGCGCGGGATCGTCGACAAGGCGCTGTCGAAGGCCGCGATCGTGGACGTGATCGTCAATCAGGGCAACCACAGCCGCACCAACGACATCTGGATGGCCGAGCTGCTACGCGTCGCCTACAACGCCTGCGGTCGCGTCAACGTGCTGAACAACCGCTCGCCGTTCATCGGCTACCGGATGGGCAACACGTTCGTGATGACGCACCACTCTGACACCTGCCGCCCAGCCCGCCTCGCCTCCGTCATGTCGACCGACTTCGCGCGCGACTGGGGCGAGTGCGACTATCGCTACATCGACATCGGCCACATCCACCACAACATGGTGCTCAAAGAGCACCCCGGCGTCGTGATCGAGAGCTTCAACCAGCTCGCCGCCAAGGACAAGTGGGCGACCGACGGCGGCTACCGCTCGCGCCAGTCGATCACGATGATCTATCGCAGCCGGCGCTACGGCGAGATCGGCCGGCGCCTGCTGCCGTTGCGGCAGGTGCAGGATCGCATCCGCGCCACCGCCAACCCGGCGCACTACGTCGCCCCCGACCGCCGCGCCTTCACGGTCTGACGGTTGACGATCTAGGGGGTTGCACCGGCGGCCCCCTAGAGACACAGGTGCCGGATGGCGAACGCATACACGCAAGAGATCATTCTCGATGCCGACGGCAAACCAGTCGTCGATGCGCTCACGCAGGTCCGCGCCTTCATGGCGGACATCCAGAAGATCGTCGCCGGCATCGGCGTCACTGCAGAGAAGGACGCCAAGGCATGGGCGACGGCGCTGTCGTCCAACCTCAAGCAGCTCAAGCAGGCCGAGTCCGACATTCGCGCGCTCCAGAGCGACCGGTCGAACCGTCGCCAAGGCTTCGAGCAGGCCGAGCGCGGCGCACGCCAGCTCGCGCAGACGGAGGTCCGCGCCGACAAGGAGGCCAACAGCCAGAAGCTGATCCAAGCCAAGGTCACCTATCGCGAGAAGGAGCAGGTGGCACGGGCCGAGGCGAACGTCGAGAAGCAACTGGCCAAAGAGGTAGCCGAGTTCGAGCGCACGCAGGACCGTGCCGCGATCGCGTCGGCTAAGGAGGTCGCCGCCGCGCGCCGGGAGGCGGCGACCGCCGCCGTCACCGCCAAGGCCCGCGGGATCACGAACCGCGATGACGCGATCGCCGCCAAGACGGCCAGTGACATGCGGCTCCAGCTGCTGCGGCGCGAGCGCGAGACCACCGCGGCCAACGACGCGGACGGCGCGCGTGGCATCGCCAATCGGATCGCCGTCGAGAAAGCGCTGGGGGCGGCGCTCGACGGCACGATCCGCAAGCTCGATCAGCAGGCCGCTGCCGAGCGGCGCGCGCAGGACGCGGCGACGCGGCGCCTGCAGGCTCAGCTGCCGCAGAGCCAGCGCCTGCTCGCACCCGGCAACGTTCGCGACGAGGTCATCCGCAGCGGCGATCCGAAATCGACGCTCGTCGGCTATCAGCTGGAGCAGGAGCTGGCCCGCCAGAACCTGCTGTCGGCGATGCAGAACAAGAACCTGACGCTGGAGCAGGTTACCGCCGCGCGCGAGAAGCTGCAGCTTGCCAACGCCAACGTCGATGCGGCCAAGAAGCTGGTGCAGGAAGACGAGAAGCTGGTCCAGCTGGAGCAGCGCCTGGCGGCCGCCCAGCGCCAAGAGCAGATGAAGGCGCAGGTCGCCCTCTCCGGCCAGTACGCGCGCGAGCAGATCGCCGCGCTCGGCCCCAAGGAGGCGTTGCGCCGCGCGACCGAGGCGACCGCGGCGGCCGAGCAGAAGCTGGCGGCGGCGAGTGGCGAGCATATCGTGTTCGCACGCCAAGAGCTGGCGCTGGCCGAGGCGCAGCAGAAGGCGATCAAGCAGCAGGGGCAGGGCGGTCCGCTCTCGAACATCCTGTCGCCCGGCTACGCCGCGACCGCATTTGCGCGCACGTCCATCTACGGCGCGGCGGCCGGCGCCGCCTATGGCGTGTTCGGCGCGGTGCAGGGCGGCGCCAGTCAAGTCGTCGAGATGGAGGACGAACTCCAGAAGCTGCAGGCCATCGCCAACGCCACCGACCCGCAGCTCCAGCAGCTGAAGGCGTCGATCTACGCGGTCGGCGAGTCGTCGCGCTTCTCGGTGATCGACCTCGCCAAGGTCAGCCAGACGCTGGCGCAGGCGGGCGTCTCCGCGGGCGAAATGGAGAAGGTGCTCAGCGCCGTCACCACGCTGGCCACCGCGTCGGGCTCGACGCCGGACGAGGCCGTCAACCTCGTCACGTCGGCGCTCGGCTCGTTCCAGCTCCAGTCGAGCGAGGCCGCGCGCGTCGCCGACCTGATGACGTCGGCCCTGAACCGCACCAAGCTGACCGTGCAGCAGACCGGTCAGGCGATCCAATACGTCGGTGCCACCGCGTTCGAGCAGAACATCTCGCTGGAGCAGCTGCTGGGCACCGTTGGCGCCATCGCCCAGGCGGGCGTCAAGTCGGGCTCGACGATCGGCACCGGCTTCCGGCAGTTCCTCGTTGATCTGCAGACGCCATCGGAGAAGCTCAAGACCCAGCTGGATGCCGTGGGGCTGTCAGCCTCCGAGGTCAACGTCGCGGTGCGCGGCCTGCCGGCGGTGCTCAAGTCACTGGGCGATGCGGGCTTCGGCTCGTCGCAGGCATATCAGGGTCTGGAGACCCGCGCCGCGGCCTTCTACCTCGTCGCCAAGAACAACATCCCGGTGATGGACGAGCTGCAGATGTCGTTCGCGCAGCAGGGCGCGGCGGCGATCGCCAACGAACGTGCGATGAACTCGCTGTCGGCGCAGTGGCAGCGCTTCAAGAACGTGCTGTCGGAGGGCTTCGGCGAGTCGCTGGAGACGCCGCTGATCGTTCTGCAGAACATCATCACGGCGATCACCGACAAGATCAAGGAAGGCCGCGACGCTGCCGACGAGGTGCGCAAGCTGAACGCCGAGGGCAAGGCGGGGATCATGAACTATGATCTCACCCCGGCCGCGGAGGAGACGCTCAAGCGCACGCTCAACATGCTGTCGAGCCCGACCGGGTTCACCTCGCTGGGTACGGCCGGCGGCGGCTTGGGCGATTGGTTGGAGAGCTGGACCACCAAGGCGAACGGCGCGACCGCCGCGTCCGAGCGCATGGCAACGCGCAGCGCCGAGGCGACCGAGAAGGTCGAGGGACAGAGCGGCAAGATCTCCGAGCTGGACAAGGAGATGGAGCGGCTGGTCACCCAGCAGGACAGCCTCAAGGACGGCAGCAATCAGGTCAACGTCGAGACCGTCTCGCTGACCGCGCGCTTCGAAGGGCTGGCCGCCTTTTTGACGACAACCAAGGACAAGTACGGCGACCTGATGAACGCCATGCGCGAGTACCGCGCCGAGGCGGTGCGGACGCAGGCGTCCTATCTCAACAGCCAGATCGCCGAGCTGGGCGAGCAGGAGCGCACCTCGAAGGGCATGGCGACGCAGTACGCCAACGCCGCGCTGCGCGACCCCAAGTTCGCCAACGACGCCCGACTGCTGGAGGCGCTGCGCGCGCCGCGCGTCCGCGGCGCCGGGCAGGTGATCGCCGACGCGTCGGTCAAGTACGGCGATCAGAACTTGACCCGCCTGTCGAGCGAGCTGTTCAAGCTGACCGACGCGGTGAGCCGCAGCAATCTGGCGCGCTCCTCGCGCGCGGATATGATCGCGCAGAACACCGGCGCGGGGCAGAGCCTCCAGCAGCGCACCGTCGAGGTGGAGGGCCGGCTGCGCCAGTTCACCAGCCTTGACCAGCCGCAGCAGGTTCAGCAGGCGCCCACGATCCGCAACGCCGCCAACGCGGTCGTCGCCGAGGTGAAGGCACGGCTCGCCAATCCGGCGACCGCCAAGGATGCCGTGCCGAGGCTGAACGGCTACCTCGCGCGCGCGGGCGCGGTGGTGAAGGGGATCGACGCCGCGCTCGCCCCGACCAAGGCCGAGACCGCGGAGGCGAAGCGCCGCGATCGTGAAGCAAAGGCGGCCGGGCGCGCCGCGGACCGCGAGGCCAAGCTGGTCACGCAGGCTGACGTCGACAGGATCGGTCAGGCACTGGGGCTCAAGCTCGGTAGTGGCACGCGCACTCCCGCCCAGCAGGAGGCGCTGCACGCCGCCGGCGCCACCCCGGCGCGCGGCTTCGGCCCGCGCACCAGCAACCACGTCAGCGGTACGGCGCGGGACTTCTCGGTCAGCGGCATGTCGGATGCCGAGGCGCGCCGCACGGCGGCGACGATGCGGGCGCAGTACCGCGCCGCCGGCATCGACGCGCAGGTGCTGTTCGAGGACGGCAAGACGGCTGGCACCGGGCGTCACATCCACGTCGGCGTCCGCAAGGGTACTAACCGCCGGACCGACCAGTCAGCGGGGCTGGAGGATCGCAATCAGGCGACGCTGGCGCGCGATCAGCTGGGGCTCGACGAGGACAATCTCAAGACGCAGCTCAAGGCGGTCTCCGAGGCCACGACGACCGGTGCGTTCGACACCGCGGTCGCCGCCGCCAAGGCCGCGCTCGACAAGGTCAACGCGCAGCTGGAGCCGGCCGCCCTAGACGAGCTGGCCGCCGCCGGTATCGCCCCCGGCTCGCCGCAGTTCGAGTTGAAGATGCGTCAGGTACGCCAAGAGATCGCGCAGAACACCGCCGATTTCCAGCAGAAGATCACTGACGGCATCATCAAAAGCACGAAGAAGCAGCTCGAAGCCGCTGATACCGCCTTCGACGCGGCGATCGCGCCCGCGCAAGGTCGCCTCGCAATCGCGCAGGCACAGTCGTCGGGGCTTGACGCCTATTCGCTGCGCAACAAGGTGCCGGACTACGTCAAGAACTTGGCGAACGACCGCATCGCGATGAACCAAGAGGCGGTGACGCGCGCGCAGTATGCCGCCGCGCCCGCGCGCATTGATGCGCAGCAGCAGGCGATGGACGCGCTGCGGGGCACGATCGGACGCGACGGCGTCGACCCGGTGCAGGTGAACGCGCAACTGGCTACGATGAACGTTGAGCTGACGCAGCTGATCGCCAACCGCGACGCGCTGGCGGCGCAGTTGGGCGCGGGCGGGCTGGTGCCGACCACGCTGGCCGACGGCCTCAATCAGGCGATCGAGTCGTACCGCAACGCCAACAACCTCGGTCGGTCGTTCAAAGACGACATCATCATGAACCTTGGCGGTGCGATCGAGACCGTCAACACCGGTCTCGAAACGATGTTCACCAACATCGCCAACGGTTCGCAGACCGCGTTGCAGGCTTTCGGCTCGTTCGCCAAGGGCATGATCTCATACATTCAGCAGATGCTGGCCAAGATCTTGGCCGCCAAGGCTCTGGAGTTCCTGCTTAATCTCGTGGGCACCGCGATCGGTAGCAAGGTTGCGGGGGGCAACACCTTGGCCAGCGGCGGTGTGACCACCGGCGTCAATGCTTCGGGCAACGTCAACGTCGGCGGCGGGATCAGCGTTGTTCCGTTCACCAGCTTCAACGGCGGCCCCGCTGGCGCGCCGATCAAGCGGCTAGGCGGCGGCTCGGTGGAGAACGGCAGCACCGCGGCCGACAGCGTCCACACCAAGCTGGCGCGCGGAGAGTGGGTGGTGAAGAAGGAGGCCGTTGATAGCGTCGGCAACCAATTCATGGCTCGTCTCAACCAGCACGGGTCCAAGGCGCTCGACTCCTTGCAGAGCGTGCCCAAGCTCGATATGCGCAACCACACCGAGACCAACGTGTGGGTGGTGCCGCAGGGGCAGCAGCCGCAGATGGGTCCGAACGATGTGCGGATCATCCTGAACGACGAGCTGCTGAACGGTGATGGCAAGCGGCTGGTCCAGAACATTTCGAGGGAGGGGTAATGGCAATCTTCGACTTTTGCCCTGATCGGAATGTGCCCGAGAATCTGCCGCGTGAGGGTTCTCCAACCACCATGTCGACCGGCGGATGGCAATTCAGCGCTCGACCGACCACGCCATATCAGCGAAGGATGAAGCTAACCCTTCACGGGCTACGCTGGTACGTCGACGCGGCCACTGGTCGCTACGACTACACGACCAATCCGACTTTCAACGCACGCGCGCTGGAGCGCTTCTACGAGGCTCATGAGCTGTGGCGGCCATTCACCCTGCCCCACCAGCATTTCGGCGACATGACGGTGCGCTTCGCCCAAGCGTTGACGGTGCCAGCCGGCGAGGCGAACAGCGGCGGGTTTATCAAGCCTTTCGAGGTCATGCTTATTCATCACAACCCAGGCTATTGATATGGTCTCGCTCGCCTCCGTCAGTCGTCGTTTCGAGCTACCCTTTCAGGTGATTGAGGGCGGCAGCGGCGTGGTCATGGCAATTCTGTCGGAGACCGACCAGAACTCACAGCCGAGCTACGTGTTCGTGCAGCCGCGCCACGTCCTTCGCACTCCATATCCGACGGCGCTGCGCGCGGGCATGGTCATCCAGTCGCCCGGCGGGTCGCCCTTCATTGTCGGTGCCAACGGCCCGTCGGAGCAGCGCGAGGGAACGCTGTGGCAGAGCTTCCGTCTGTTCGAGCCAACCGGCCGATACCCGCTATCTCGCCGCACGCGGATCATGGACCCGATCGCTCGGCAGGAGAAGGAGGGTCCGATCGTTCCGCGTGGCTTGATCTGGGCCGCTCTGGAGCCGCTCGATCGCGAGCAGTCTGATCGCGAGATGCGCGTTAATTTCGAGCAGTCGCGCTTCATCACTGGCGCGGCGGTTGCCGATGGTGATTTAATCGACAACCGCGCGATCACCAAGCTGGACAGGCAGCTGGGACTTGCGATAGGCGTCCTCACCTAACGAGGTGATCGATGTTCGCAGGCGCCAAGGGCGGTAGCTCTTCTTTCAAGCAGACCCCGGACAATCTCCGTTCGAACGACACGTTCGAAGCGGTGCTGGGCTTGTGCGTCGGACCGATCAAGGGACCAGTCCGCGGGCTCAAGTCGATCAAGCTAGACGGCACCCCGATCGAGAACGAAACCGGCGAGCTGAACTACCAGAACTTCGCGGCTCCCTTCGCCGACGGCGACCCGCTGAAGTTTCCGCAGCGAGTCAATCTCAAGCTCGGCGCCGGTGCGTCGCCGGTGCAGGTTGGTCTGACCCTGACCAATGCCGGCGGCAGCAACCCGGTATGGGCGACGCGAACGCTCACCAACCGGAACGCCGATTACGTCGATATGCGCTTCGTTGCGCAGCAGCTGTTCTCGCAGACCGCCAAGGGCATCTTCGACGCTACGGCGACCATCGAGATTCAGATGAAGCCGGTGGGGTCTACGACTTGGATCAACCCCACGCTGACGAACAGCTCACAGTCGACCTATCAGGAGCAAGGGCTGGTTTCGTCGGTAGGTCGAATCTATCTCCCGCGCTCGCTGTACGACGACAATGGTTACGCCAAGGTCGGCAATCAGAACTATGCGATCACCGGCAAGACCAACTCGCCGGCGGTTTATGAGCTGCGCATCAGCCTGCCCAACGAGGGCGCGTACGCCAACACGGCGTGGGACATCCGCGCACGCCTGCTGGAGCGTGACAGCTACACCGGCGGCAAGGATAATACCGATCAGGAGAAGCGCACCATTTCGTGGGAGTCGATGGCTGCCGTTTATTCGGGCGTCATGGGCGAGCATGAGGACTGGCGCGGACTGGCGTGGCTGCAGCTCTACGGCAAGGCTTCCGATCAGCTGACGGGTGTGCCCGAAGTCACGGGCGTCTACGACACCAAGATCGTCTCGGTGCCGACTTCCAACATCTACAACCCTGACACCCGTCAGTACATCTCCGGCGTATGGGACGGATCATGGACGAAGGCGTTCACGACCGACCCGGCTTGGATCATCAGCGACGCGATCAGCGACGAGTTGTCGGGAATCAGCCTGATCGCACCCGGCTCCTATCTTAACAAGTGGGACGCTCTCGATCTGTCGAAATGGTGCTCGGAGCTGGTCCCGGACGGCAACGGCGGCACCCATCCTCGCTACAACCTGAACCTGTCGACCTCGACGCCGCAAAAGGCCGAGGAGTTTATTCGCTACTTGGCCGGCGCGGTCGGCGCGCTGGCGTGGGATCAGGGCGACGGCGAGTGGCGTGTGAAGGTCGATAAGGCCGATGCGCCGAGCGATATCTTCACGCTCGACAATATCGAGGGCGAGTTCAGCTATAGCCACACCGATGTCGATACCCGCTTCAACGATATCGTCGGCAAGTTCAAGAACGAAGAGATGGACTACCGCGAGGACGGCGTCCAGCTCTACGACAACACCTCGATCGCCAATATCGGTCGAAAGCCGACGACCATCGCGCTGGTCGGTTGCACCAATCGGCAGGAGGCGATGCGTCGCGTCAAGCTGCGCTTGCGCTCGACCGTCAACGAGACCCGCGTGGTCACCTTCACCACCAATCGGCGTGGTCGCAACATCGAGCAGCTCTCCACTATTCTGATCGCCGACGGCGATTTGGGTGAGCTGGAGAAGCGTACGACCGGCCGGACGGTGGCCGTCGCGGCTGATCGCAAGTCGATCATCGTTCGTGATCCGATGTACATCGCGCCCGGCGTGGCCTACAAGATGTGGTTCACGATTCCGAACCCGGACTATAGCCCGGAGACCGCGACCCAGCCGACCACGTCCAACTGGACCAAGCCCACCATTTCGCTCACGCGATCGGTCATCAACAGCTCGACCCAGCGCGGCGCCGTCACGACGATTTATCTTAGTGAGGCGCTTCCGGCTACGATTGCTGACAATCTCTCGGTCGCCTTGGAGGCCACCAACCTGCCGACGATGCCGCGCCTGTTCCGCGTCACCGGCGTCGAGCTTCAGCCGGACGGCGAGCGCGTGGCAATCTCGGCGATCAATATCGATACCGAGAAGTGGAGCGCCTCCGACAACGTCTCCAAGCAGGACACCGTCTTCCAAGATCTGCGCGGCGCGGTGACGCCGCCAACGCTGGTGCCGGGCGCGCCGCTGCTCTCGCTCTATCGAGTTCCGATCGAGCAGGGCAGCCAGGTGAACCTGCAGGCGAGCTGGGTGCGCCCGACAGGCGCGTTCAACTCCGGCTTCCGGGTGCAGTACAGCATCAACGGCGGAGCCCTGCAGACCGCCGTCGAGCGCCAGCAGACATCAACGTGGGAGCTGGCCAACGCTGGTCCCGGCAATTATCATGTCGAAATCTGCACGATTGATCGACGCGGCGGCTACAGCCAGCCGTTGATCGGTGATCTCGTGGTCGATCAGTCACTGATCGATGCCACCCAGGTCAAGTACAGTGGCGGCGAGACCCTAGAAGAGCGCAAGCCCGCGGAGAAGGGCGCGAACATCACCGAGACCCACAAGTCCGCGGACACTGGCGCGGTCTCGGGGCGACCGGCCACCCAGATCATCAGCGACGCGGATGCAGCGCGAGCAGCACTGGTCGATAGCACCGGCAAGCTCTACAAGATCAGCGACATTGTCGGCAACGTTACTGATCTTCAGAATACCTACGGTAACACCGTCTCGTCCAAAGCCTCAGCTGATGCAGCCAAGGCGGCGCAGACCGCCTCCGAGACGGCGTCGACAAATGCTGCCACCGCTCGTGATGCCTCGCAAGCTGCACGGGACGCTGCGAACTCTGCCGCCACCACGGCAGGTAGTGCCAAGACCGGCGCCGAAACCGCACGAGATCAGGCGGGTATTGCGCGCGATCAGGCAGGTAACGCCAACACACAGGCGCAGCAGCAGGCGAACGACGCACGCATCTCGGCAACCAGCGCGAGTGGCTATGCCTCGACCGCGAGCGGCTCGGCGACGATCGCGACACAGAAGGCCGATGCGGCCGGCAGCTCGGCGACCAATGCCAAGGCGAGCGAGGACAGCGCACGAACGCAGGCGGGGTATGCCTCTACGAGTGCCACGCAGGCTGCGACCAGCGAGACCAACGCGGCTGGCTCCAAGAATGCCGCAGCGACTTCGGCCACGGTGTCTGCGTCGAGCGCCAATGACGCGGCGGGTGCGGCGCTCACCAATAACGCGTCGCCTGCTGCCGCGCCGGGTCTTTGGTACACGACGTGGGGTAACTTCGCTCCTGCCTCTACGGTGCCGACCGAGCTGCTCAGCAAAATGCTCGTCAGTAACCCGACGCGGTATGCACTGGTCAACGGGCGACTGCGCGTGTCGAACAACGCACAGGCTTACGTCACACCGTCTAAGCCCACGCCGTTCGTCAAAGGCCGTCGCTACCGCTATCGAGGTGCCATGCGTGCGGTGGCCGCTGGCGACTCGTTCGAGGGCCTGATCGTCGGCTTTGACAAAGACGGAAACAGCTTGGGTTACAGCTATTTTAGCGGTGCCGCGCTAACGACGGCAGCCGATACCGTCTTCGAGTTCACGTTCAGCAGCGACGCGATGGCCTATCCAGCCAGCCTCACGCTGCTCGGCGGCTACGACCAGACCAATCGCGACAAGATCGCGTACTTCCTGCCAACGATCATCGCTCGTGGTTCTGGTAACAATAATACCGCCGTCACCGAGATCATCTCGATGAATGTGGTGGACGTGGAAAGCGAAATCGCCGCCGCCGCTTCGGCTAGCGCCTCGGCGACCTCCGCCTCGCTCGCAAGCACCAAGGCCGATGCAGCGGGCGTCAGCGCGACCAGCTCGCAGACTTCGGCGACCAATGCTTCGACCTCTGCCGGGCAGGCCCAAACGTTCGCGACCAGCGCTTCAACTTCTGCCACGAATGCAGGCACTTCGGCCAATACCGCATCCACGCAAGCGGGGGTCGCGGCGTCATCGGCTACCTCCGCAACCGCTGCCGCGCTCGCCTCACTGCCCCAGTCGTTCGACCCCATCGGCTGGATGGATGGCGTAGTTTATGGCGACGATCCCCGCACGTACCCGGCCGCAACCGGGTTGACCAAGAGCGGCACGGGCTGGCTGGTCGACGGCGCGCACGAGATTTCCTCTCGCTGGATCGTGCCGGTCACCCCCGGCAACACCTATCAGGTGACGCTTGATTACGATGCCGTATCGGGATCGGCTGCCACGAGCAGCGGCGTCGGCGGTCGTCTGTTCGTCAACAACCGAAATGCCAATGGCATCTACGTCGGCGGGCAACCCGCTGTCGTGTTCAACCCGCTTGCGGGCGGTCAAATCGTTAACACGGTCACGCCATCGGCAGGTGTCTACTCGTACAACGTCTATATCATCGCTGACGCCGACAATCACAACGCCAACGTCAAGATGCTGCTCAAGAAGATCAGCGTCGTCGATGTCACGGCTCGCAACGCTGCACAGACGGCGGCGACGGCAGCGGCCGGCTCGGCATCGACGGCATCGACCAAGGCCGATCAGGCGGGGCAGTCGGCGACAGCGGCATCAGCGTCGGCGACGAGCGCACAAACCGATGCGGGCAAAGCCAGCACGTCCGCAACGCAGGCATCGACGAGCGCGACCAACGCACTCGGATCGCAGAACTCGGCTGCGTCATCGGCCACCGTTGCCGCGTCGACGCGAGACACCGCGATCAACACGGTTGCGAGCCAGTTTCCCGCGACCGTCGACAGCGTTGGTACGGGCTACACGCCCAGCCCCTACGGAACACTATCCGGAGCGCCGCTCTACCCCGCGGCTGCGATCACCAACAGCGGAGGTCGCTACGGTATTGCGATCGCCAACTACGGGAATACCTACGGCTACACTCAACAGCTGGTCGCCGGCGACACCGGCCGCATCTACGAGGTCACCGCGGAGCTGGAGTGGACCTCCACTCCCTCTTCCGGTGATATCGCCACTGCACTGGCGGCATTGTCGTTCGATGGCTCGTTCAATCTGCTTTCAGATGATCGCCCGCCTGTTATCGCCGGCTACAGTCGTACTCTCGGCATCTACAGGGTCACCGGACGGTTCGCGAAGGTCGCGGATGCTATTAACGGCATCACGGCTTGGAACCCCAGCGCCAAGTATGTGCGGTTCGGCACCCAAGCCTACTCGAACGCCAGTCCGTTCACCTATCGACTGCTCGGTTTGGCTGTTCGAGATATTACCTCCCAGATCGCCGCCAAGGGATCGGCGGATGCGTCAGCCACCAGTGCCTCCAGCGCGGCGGCTAGTAATACGGCAGCAGGCCAATCCGCATCAGCCGCAAAGACCAGCGAGACCAATGCAAACACCTCGGCTGGTAGCGCGTCGACCTTCGCCACCAATGCCTCGACCTCGGCAACCAACGCTGCAGGTTCTGCCACGAACGCGCAGACCAGCGCCAGCAGCGCCAGTACGTCGGCGGGAGTTGCTGCTTCGTCAGCCAAAACGGCACAGACCTCTGCCAACTTCCCGATGAACTTCAGCCAGAAGGGCGCACTGTACGTCTCGGGCAGCTGGGGAGCTGGAGCAGCTCTTGCGGACGGGGATTTCATTACTGGCCCAAGTGGTTTCGCCTACTCGAAGTCGGGATATTTCTACGTCTCATATGCCCGTCCGATCGTGGGCAAACGCCGACTGCTCCGCTATCAGGCGCGACTACGGGCCGTTGGCGCTGACGGTAACTATTCACCCGATTATGAATACAGCAACAGCGGTACAGGCGCAGAGGGCGGAACCTATTCTGGCTTCACAGCGCTGCCGGTCTCGGCTGGCTGGGTCACGATCGACTATCTGATCGACAACCGGAACAGCGACACGATCTATTTTTGGCCTCAGCTTCGCGGCAACGCTGGCAATGGCGGTACGGTCCAGGTCGATTACTTCCGTGTGACGGATGTAACCGATCAGCAAGCCGCCGCCGATAGCGCGACCGCCGCAGCCACCTCAGCTTCCACCGCCTCGACCAAGGCTGATGCAGCGGGTACGTCGGCGACTGCCGCTAACCAAAGCCGGATTGACGCTCAAGCAGCGAACGGATCGGCACAGACCTACGCCACCAATGCTAACACCTCCGCGGTCAACGCTTCGGCATCGGCCTCGGCGGCACAGGCATCTGCCCTGATCTCGTCCAGCTATTCGGCCGCGTCGACCAATCTCAACGACAAGTTCGCGCTCTGGACTGACCCAGCGGCGTACCCATCGTCGTGGCAGACTTGGACGTCGGGGGGCAACTACCGAATCCAGCGACAGACCGGCCGCGGTAGCCCTTATTCAATCCGAACTCTCAACGACAACGTCAACGTAAACAGTGGCTTCTACCAGAGTGTGCCGATTTTTCCCGGCAAGTGGGTGGTGGAGGTTGTTGCTGAACTTGAAGGCGGCAGCTGGTACGGCGGGGGGGCCTATGTCGATGAAAGCGGCTCCGACATCAACTTCGCAACCCTCAAGGACGACGCCGGCAATGTCGGGCCGAACGTCACGGGAGTGCGAAGCTGGACTAAACTCGTTACCTTGACACGAACGGGGATGACCAACCTCTATGGCATGGTCGGTTGGCCGGATGGCTTCGGTCAGACGGAAGCCAAGTATATGCGCTGGTATAAGCTGGCGTTGCGTCCCGCTACATCGATGGAGATCAATGCCAACAAGGCATTGGCCGACAGCACCACTAACACGGCCACTATTGCCTCTTTGTCCCAGACCGTAGCTACCGCTAATACCACTCTTGCGACGCGTGCTGATACTTTGGAAGCCAAGGCGGCAGTTACGGCTCCTAGTTACATTGTGAAGGCCCGAGGGAACAGTGCGACCTCTGCCGAAGACCCTGGTCTTTTCAATGGTAAGGGAGAGCGTATCGGCATTCTTCCGACGCGAAGTTACATGGTCTATGTTTGGAACGGGAACGGAAATTGGTTCTCGAAAGGCTATGACGTGTACGGTAGCACGCAAGATCGTACGGACATGACTAATCTCTTAAACGTCATTAGCACTGGTCAGATCATTGTTATCACTACCCACGATGAACCTAACAATGGTCATCTCGATCCAGCGTTGCGCGCGGCTATGGAGCGATGCGGAGCGGGGTTGAAGTATTCTTCACCCAACTTCAAGAACCGCGGCGCATATATTCTCATCAGCACGGCTGGGATCGGTTACGGTGGTGGTAGTGAATACTATGCAGGCAGCACAAACGACGCCTCAGACGCAACTATCAAGCGCAGCTTCTCCATTATCGGCGACGTGTTGGCCGGAGCTAGTAGCGACGGCGCGGCTGTCGCTGCTGTTACCGCTCGCGTCAGCACTGTCGAGGGCGTCGCCGCCACCGCGGCGGGCCGCACCGAAGCGTTCTTTACCAAGGAAGTGACCGCGGGCGGCGGCAGCGCTTTCATCAGCGCGCGTGCCAAGGACGACAATGGCAACTACACCTCGGATGTCTCGCTGGGCGGTACGAGCATCATGCTCTACAACCAGACCAGTGGCGGCTATAAGCTGGCCATGCAGCTGTCCGGTGGCAATGCCCTGTTCACCGGTTCGCTCAACGTCGGAGCGATGATCCGCTTGGGGTCGGGCGCCGGCTGGCCGGTTGCGCTGCGGCAGCAGGACTTCCAAGTTGCCGACGGCGGATATATCGATTTCGGAACCGATCTTGGCGTACCGCCAGACTTCACGTTCAGCCAAAGCAACTTCGCAGTGTTGAACTCGGGCGAAACGTACAGCGTCACCGTAGATAATCCGACCTCAACCGGGGCAACGTTGCGCGCTAAGATCCTCACCCCTGCCACCTCGCAGTCGGTGACCTTGAACAATCCCAGTTCGCCTGGAAGCGGTCCCGCCTCGCAGCAGGAGAAGGGCTCGAATCCTGACGCCTCCGACGGTACGTACAACTTGGGCATATACTTTAGCGGAACTGCCTACTACTATAACGCTACACAGTAGGAGCCGACATGGCCCGGTACGACGCATATGTGAACGCCACCTTCAACGTCTACGTCCGAAAGGCCGGAGCGTGGACTCAGATAGGACAGGTGACCGGAGTGTTCTACGGAAGTAAGACGAACAACGCCGCTTCGGCCGCGTATGGAAAGACCTCGTTCTCCAATATTCAGCTGGGAACTGGGATCGAAGCGTTTGGAATAACTCTCGCCAGCGTGGATGGTGGCACCGTGTCAAGCTATCGCCTCGACAGCGTCAGCTGGACGGCAAGCGGAGCACCCAGCGGCGTCCGATCGGCGCTTCCAAACGGGGCCAGAACGACAGTGACGGTGAGGCCGAAATGATACGGACCTATGAAGATCATCTGCGCGAGCGCGGCAAGGTCACGACCGATTTTTTCACCTGCCCGAGTTGCGGCAAGGAGAACTTGGCCGCCTTCACTATCGTTGAGCGAGCGAAGAACGACTGGGTGTGCTCGGACTGCTTCCTCAGAGAAGTCGAAGCCAGCCGCCCCGCCGTCTCGCTGCCGCCGTGGGAGACCGAGACGGCCAACCATGTCCGCGCGGTTCGGATCCAGTTGCAAGAACGATGGCGCTGGGCGGTGATGCCCGATAGCCCGCTCAATCAAGCAGCACAAGCACGGGTCATGCGGTTCTTGAAATTGCTCAACACGCTGACGATCGACTATACATCGCCCGAAGATGTGATATGGCCGGTCGACCCTACCCTGAATGGAGATGACTATGACCCCGATGCTTGAATTGATGCTCGCCGACGGTCGTGAGCTGGACGTGCCGTCCGGCTCGATCGTGATGTTCGAGGAGATGAAAGAGGGAAAGAACCCCAACTTCCCGAATGCTCGATCTTTCATCCGATACGCGCTCGGCGAAGACCTGCGAACGGCGATCGTCTCGACGAAGGTCGAAGATATGATCTTTGATCTTGGGATCAACACTGCGGCGCCGGGGCGGTGGCTGCGTCTGACGAAGAAGTCCGGTGAGCGCATCGTCCTGCTCGTCGGTAACGTGGTGAGCAGAATGGCGATGGCCGAGGGGTGCGAAATCTCCTACGTGGTCGGCCGCGATACCGAGAGCGTCGAGGTGAGTGAATCCCGACGCGAGGTAAAGAAATGGTCGGAGGCCGGCGAGACGGGCCGCCCCGAAGGCCTCGTCGAATTGCCCGTCCCCGAGGAGAATCGATAATGGCCGAACCTTCCACCACCAGCGGTGTTCAACCGCTCACCGAGGCCGAGCAGAAGACGCTCGATGAGCTGACCAAGCGTCGCGAAGACGCAGCTTTCGCCCAGGCGGAAGAGGATCGAAAGGCGCGGCTGGCCGCGATGGCACCGATCGAGACCCTGCTCAAGCTTGTCAACACCGACAAGGTGCGCGAAGCGTGCGACTCGCTCGTCAACGACAAGGCGATCGACTTCACCAGCAAGCAGCTGGTCACCAACTTCCGGCAGAGCCTCGACTATAATCTCGGGACACTCGCCACCCAACTGGCGACGCTGTCGACCCCCGCGGTGCGAACCGCGGCATAACGAAAAGGGCGCCCCGCGGGGCGCCCTTCTTGTATCAGCCGAACTTACCGTCCGGGGTCCATCGCCGGACCATGTCGCCGGCCGCGCCCGGCGCCGGCCGATCGTCCGACAGGTTACCCGTCTCGCGCGCGTCCAGCAGGATCGCGCAGCACGCCGAGGCGTGGCCGAGATGATGGACACCGCTGGTCGGATCGATGTCCTCGCCGTCGAGGAACTGCTGGAGGTGGCGCATCGCCGCCGCCACGTAGACGCGGGCGAGCACCGCGTTCTCGCGCCAGTTGTAGGGGCCGTACTTGGCCGCGCCGTCCATCATCGCCGAGGCCGTGTGCAGCAGCGCGGCCGGCGGCACGAGGCTCAGGTCCGGCTTCTTGGCGCCGAGCAAGTCCTTGGGGTTGATGCCAACGACCGCAGTGCCGGGATGGGCATCATCCGGTCGCGTCTCAACCGTTCCGGTAATGTCGATCGGCTGGGGCACCGCGATCCCCTCGTCGGCGAGCGCCTTCATCGGGTCGAAGATGGCGTCCTCGCCAAGGTGGTGATGTTCGGTCATACAGAAACCTCCGCTTTGATGGTGGGGTGGGGATCGTAGTCGGTCAGGACAATGTCGTCCGGCGTCAGCTCGAACAGCGTCTTGCCGTTGTTCATGCGGCCGGCGTCGGGGAACGGGCGCGGGCAGCGGGTCAGCTGTTCCTTCGCCTGCTCGACGTGGTTGGCGTAGAGGTGCAGGTCGCCGAACGTGTGGACGAACTCGCCCGGCTTGAGACCCACCTCGTCCGCTATCAGGGCCGTCAGCAGCGCGTAGGACGCGATGTTGAACGGCACGCCGAGGAAGATGTCCGCGCTGCGCTGGTACAGCTGGCACGACAGCTTGCCGTCATCGACGTAGAACTGGAACAGGCAGTGGCACGGGCGCAGCGCCATGCGGTCGAGCTGCGCCGGGTTCCATGCCGTGACAACGTGGCCGCGATCGTTGGGCTTGTCGCGCAGGTTCTGGATCAGCGTCTTGATCTGGTCGACGAAGATGAAGCCTGCGGTGGTGTCCTCGAACATGTGCTTGCCGCTGTAGTAGCTGCGCCACTGTGCGCCATAGACCGGGCCGAGGTCGCCGTTCTCGTCGGCCCACTGGTCCCAGATGTGCACGCCCTGATCGGTCAGCGCCTTGATGTTCGTGTCGCCCGAGAGCATCCACAGCAGCTCGGCGACGACGCCCTTCCACCAGACGTTCTTCGTCGTCAGGAGCGGGAAGCCCTTGGCGAGGTCGAAGCGGATCTGGCGGCCGAAGACGCTGTAGGTGCCGGTGCCCGTGCGGTCCGCGCGCGGCGTCGGGTCGGCGTCGTGCTTGTCGACCAGCTCCTGCAGGAGCGCGAGGTACTGCAGCTCCTCGTGGTAGGTCTCGCCGCCGTTGCGCTTCATGGGCGCCGCGATCTTGAGCACGGCGCTGCCGCCCGTGGGCGTGACCATGCCGCCGTCCACGTCGACGAAGGTGGTGCCGAAGCCGGCGATCAGGTCGTAGCGGCGCATCAGAACTTGCCTCCGTCGAAGTAGGTCGGCCGCGGCTTGACCGGGCGGCGCAGCGGGAACAGGCACAGATGCAGCCACGCGCCCTCGCGGTGGGTGGCCATCGTGTGCGTGCCTTCGCAGAACAGCCGGCGCGCGCGCGCGACGCCGACGTCCTCATTGTTCCACGAGCCGCTGGAGGCGTGACGGCTGGCGACGATGTAGGGCTCCAGATCGCCACGAGCGACCAGCCCCAGCTCCTCGCCAGCGGGGATTCGATCCTTGTTCTTCTTCACGACCGACAGCACCTCGCTCATCGTCGCGCCGACCTGCTTGGCGACGCGGAAGGGCGAGAACCGCTGCGGGTTCTGGTCATACCGACGCAGGATGTCGGCCTCGATCTCGGGGGTTACGCTCACAGATAGTCTCCAGTTGAATGCCAGTGCCTTAGCGCGGCGCCGCGGCGCCGCAAGCACGGCGGTTGTAGTTACTAGGTACTTTCTACATTCCAGACGTGATCCGCCACCGCGGCGCCGCGGTGGGTGACGAGGATGATCTGCGACAGATGGTCCTTGAGACCGACCAACGACTGCAGCGTTGCCTCGCGCCGGCTGTTGGTCATGTCGCCATCGATCTCGTCAGCGAGGAAGACCGGGAAGACATGGCCGACCAGCGCTCGCCCCATCGCAATCCGCAGCGCGAGGTTGGCGACGGTCACGCCGGCGCCCGACAGCGTCTCGATCCGCTGCTCGCCGACGAGGATCTCCATGTCCTCGGTCAGCGTCAGGCTGGTGAGCTTGCCCATCGTCATGTCGCGGATCAGGCCGGTGGCGATGCGGCTGATCTTGGGGGCGATCAGCGCCTTCACGACGGCGCGCGCGGCGGCGACATCCTTGGCGCCAGCCGCGTACTCATCGGCCAGATGCTGCGCCTCGACGACCTTGGCCTGCGTCTCCTTGAACGCGGCCTCGTCTTTCTCCCACGCGAGCCGTGCGGCGTGTGCTGCCTCTGCCTCACGCAGAGCGTCGCTGAGGGCGTCTACGTCCTCTTGGCTAGGGACGTAGCCCAACGCATCGATTTGAGCCCTGACGGTGGCATTCCGGGCGACCTCGTCATCGTAGGCCACCATGGCCTGCTCGTAGGCGTCCCACTGGGCTTGGCGACGGCGGAGGTTGTCGAGCTGGCCGGACTTGTCAGCGCCGAGCGGCGGCAACGCGGCGAGCTGCTCCCGTGCTTCCAACGTCACGCGCGCAGCAGTGATCGTCGGACCGGTCAGGTCGAGCCCCGAGGGCAGCGGATCGTTCCAGTCGGCACCCTCCCAACGCGCCAGCCGTTGCTGCTGCTCGCGTAGGTAGACCTTGTCGTACCGAGGCGCCGTCGGTGCCTCACCGGTCGGCCGAAATGTGTGGTTACATTTCGGACAGGTGACCTCGTCGGAAGCTTTGTGGGTGTCGGCGGCGTGGTGCAGGAGCCAGTCGGCCTCGATCTCGTCCAACGTCAACGTCGGCGTGGCTCCGCGGGCCTCGCGCGCCGCCCGTGCGGCGCGGCGCACGTCGGCGGCGTCTAGCTCGGCCGCACTCCAGCTCGGCCCCTCGGCGGCGACGGTCAGATTGCGATGACGGGCGTGCAGGTCGCGCTGCTCTTGGACATGGCGCTCGGTCATTTCGATATCGACCACCGCTGGCCGGCTCTCGACAGGCTGGCCGGGCGGGAACGGCATGGTCAGCTGACTCTCCAGCCGAACGAGCGCGCGGCGCGCCTCGCGACCGGCGGCGAGTTCTTCTCCGGACGGGGTCGGCACAGCCGGCGGTTCGTCGCCGGGTGCGCGCAGCGTCAGGGCCAGAGTCTCCGCCTCGCGCTTGTAGCCCTTGGCCTCCTCGCGACATGCCTTCTCGGCGGCCTCGGCGGTGGTCAGGCGGGCGACCTTGTCGATGATCGCCTTGCGATCGGCGGGCCGCAGCTTGCCCAGCTGCTGGACGTTGCCTTGCGTCGCCGCGTTGCACAGGTCGAAGACGTCGAGCCCATAGCCCATCAGCTCGGTGACCTTCTCGGTCACCTTCTCGGCACCCTTGGCCAGCATGGCGCCGCTGGCGTCCTTGAGCCACTCGTGCTTGCCGCGGCTGATCGAGTAGCGAGCGCCGCGAATGCTGAACTCGCCGTAAGCGTCCGCCTGGCGATAGTCCGTGGCCGCGCCGCGCAGGGCGGCCTTGCCGTAGAGCAGCCAGCGCGTCGTCTCGATCGACAGGAACGTCTTGCCGGCGCCGTTCTCGCCCACCACCGCGGTGATGCCGGAACCGGGTTGATGTTCAGCAGTGAGCGTAGCACCGCTCTTGGCGAAGATGGCCGTAGCCGTGAGCTTGTGAATCATGCCGTTTCCCTTACAGGGTCTCTGGTTATTATTCCTAAAATTTCTCATAGTTACTAGGTAAAAATAGAGAAAGTGACCATACCATGAGGTCGACCCCGGACGCTTTTTTCAAGAACACCATCCTCGTTCACGAGAGCCAGCGGCACTCGCTGGACCCGGACGACAAGGGTAACTGGCACAAGGGCGTGCTGGTCGGATCCAAGTACGGGGTCACCGGCAATGCGCTGGCAGCCTACCGCGGCGTCGTGCAGGTTAGCCGGGCGGATATGGCCGTGCTGACCGAGCGCGAGGCGATCGATCTTGGTCTCAAGGGCTACTACCGCATCAAGGGCATCGACCTCCTGCCGTGGGACGTGGTCATGGCCGGGGTCGTCGACCTCGCCTTCAACGCCGGACCCAAGGCCGCCGTCGAGGTGCTCCAAGAGCTGATCGGTGTCACCCCCGACGGCGCCGCCGGCCCCGCGACGCGCGCGGCATACCGCGCCTGGCGCTGCAACAAGACGGACGAAAAGGCGATGGCCGAGTGGACGTCGGCGCGCATCGCCTTCTACATGAGCCTCAAGAACCCGAAGTATCAGAACGGCTGGATCAACCGGGCCAAGAGCTTCCTGCCCGGCACGGCGTGGTGGAGGGCCAACGCATGACGCCGCCGCTCGCCGTGCCGGGTCGTGGGCGTTATCGCTGGACCGTCTTCGCGTTCCTCGCCGCCGCGGTGATCGTCGCGGGTCTCGTGGTGTGGCAGCTGTACGAGACCACGCCGGCGCGCTGGTGCGCGATCGCGGTGGCCGGCTCCCCCGAGAGCACGACGGGCTGCTACCAGCTGCTCATGCGTTTGCTGGAACTGAAAGACCATGCGGTTCTCTCGCTGCTCGCCATTCTCGGGCTGCTCGTCCTCTCGCTCACCGCGATCGCGCTGGGCGTCGGGATCAAGGCGTCCGGCCCCGGCGGCACCAGCATCGATATCGGCGCCGAGCAGACCAAGGTCACCAGCGACGACACCACCGTCACTCTCCCCACTCCTCCTGCAGGCTGATCCCATGCCCTCCTTTATCACCGCCCACCTATGGAAGATCGCCACCGGCGGCGCCGCGGTCTTCGCCCTCGTCCTCGGCGTATTCCTGCTGTCCAGCTACAGCGAAAACCGCGGCTTGTCCCAGCAGCGGGACGCCTTCGCCGAGAAAATCAACAACCCGAAGACCGGCTACATCGCCCAGCTGGCGCAGGCTCGCACCAACGTCGAGCAGCTCAAGACGGTGGTCGAGACGCAAAACGCCGCCATCGATCGGCTGTCCGCGGAGGGCGCCGCGCGCCTCGCCGCCAGCGAGCGCCGCCTCGCCGCCGCGCAGGCTGAGACCCGCGTGCTGGAGCGCAAGGTTGCCGTCTTCATGTCGACCAAACCGCAGGGCGTGACGCTTGACGAGCGCGTGCGTGATGTCGATAGCCGCGCCATGAAGGAGTTCCTGCCATGAAGATCCTCGCTCTCGCCCCCGTCGCTCTTGCCCTTGCCGCCTGCGGTGGCGCCACGCAGGCCCGGCCGGAGCCGATCGTGGTGACCAAGGAGGTGATGATCCCGGTCTCCGCGCCCTGCATTCCCTTAACCTATGATACCAAGCGTCCGGACTACGTCGACGGTGATGACCGGTTACGCTCGGCAGCCGATGCCGCGGAGCGTTACCAGCTTCTGTGGGGTGGCCGCGCACAGCGGATGGCCCGCGAGAAAGAGAACGAGGCCGTCATTGCCGGGTGCCCTCGTGGAGGTGTGAAGTGAAATGGCTGACGCCGTCGACCAGAATGCCCGCGACAAGGCGGGCGAGGCGCTGCACGCCGTAAACAATCTCCGGATGGAGACGAAGGGCGAGTTCGCCCTCCTCCAGCAGAAGCTCGACACGACCCATGCCGAGAGCAACACCAAGATCGACAAGATCGAGAGCGCGATCAAGTGGGCCGGTGGTCTGATCGTCAGCCTCGTGCTGTCGGTGCTTGCGTGGGCGGTGCTCCAGCAGATCAACGCCAACGAGAGCCAGAAGAAGGAAATGGCGCAGCAGATCCAGCTGCTGCAATCTCAAGAGCGCGCCCGCGTCGAGGCGCGCTCCGAGATTCTTGAGCGGCTACCGCCCCGTGCTCCCGAGCCCACCGACACCACGGTCGGTGGCCGGTAGCTCCTCGGCGAGGCTCACCGCGACTGGCCGGTAGGTGGGTGCGAAGACGAGCTGGGCGATGCGATCGCCCTGCTTGATCTTCAAGTCCTCCTTGCCGGCGTTGGTCAGCAGGACCATGACCTCGCCGCGGTAGTCGCAGTCAATCGTCCCAATCCCGTTGGTCACGAACACGGCGTGCTTCGCTGCTAGTCCACTTCGGCTGCGCACCTGCATCTCGTACCCCGCGGGCACGGCGAAGGCGAGCCCGGTGTGGATCGCCGCCGATCGCCCCGCCGTCAGATGGAAGTCCTCGGCCGACTGTACGTCGGCGCCGGCCGCTCCGGTCGACTGGTACGACGGGAGAGCGTTTGTCGCCGGGAAGTTCGGCAGGCGCTGGATCAGCACCGGAGGTATCGTCGCTTGCATAGGTCATCTCCAACCATGACGTGCCTGCTGTAACGGCCGAGACCAGCAGGTCCGGTCGATCGACGCCTAGGCACAAGGCGTACCGATTCTCGAAGGGGCGGTGGCTGCTGATCCGGATCACCTTCTCGTCGGGGGTATCGGGATTGAGCTTGAGGTAGCGGCTGTCCGAGTGCGCGACCATGCTGCACTGGATGGTGGCCGGCACGCCGAGACGGCGGGCGACGTCGTAGAGTTTTACCGCAACGTCAGCACTGTTCTTCGGTGCCAAGGGACATCCTTTCTTCGATGAACCCCCTAACGCGAGGGTCGCGAGCTTGGATGCGCTCTCGGACGATCCGATGGAAGTCGAAATCCTCGACTGACACGGTAATCTTGTCTTCGGTCGGCGCCTGCTCGCGCTTGTGTGTGACCGCCAGCGCGTCGAGATCGGGCAGCTCCTCGCCGGCGGCGAGGATGACGCGCACGTGCTTGTCGTGCAGGTCGTCTCGCTCCAGCGCTTCGGCGCGCGTCAGCGTGACGTACATGTCACCCTCGCCGTGCGCGTAGGGCTCCATCGATCCGATGCAGGTCACTGCTCCATCGAGGTAGGCGCCGGCCTTGTGATAGTGTCCGGACCACATGCCGATCTCGTCACCATAGGCGGCACGCAGAGCGGCAACAGGAGCGAGGTGGTCGTCCTTTCCATCGAAGACGGACAAGTCCCAGTGCCCGACGGCATGCTCGATGCCAAGGACATGCTCGATATCAGCGACTTGATGGTCCGCACGGCGGTCCCACTCCCATGGAAAGAAGGCGAGACCGGCCACGGCGTGCGGCCGGTCGAGGATGATGAGGTTGTCGAAGCGCCCCTGCGTCATCTCGCGGAACGAGTGCCATGCGCCGACCAGCGTCAGGTTGCGCGGCTTGTCGTGGTTGCCCGCCATGGCGACGTACAGGACGTCCTCGTTGCGCTCGGCGGCGCCCAGCATGGCGCGCGCGGCGGCGACGATAACGGCGTCGGTGACGTAGGGGTTGTCGAACAGGTCGCCGATCATCACGATCACATCGGCGTCAGCCTCCAGCTCGTTGGCGAAGTGCGCGGCCTGCCGGCTCTCGCGCTCGCCCATCCGGTGACGCAGGATGCCCTGCTCCTCACCGAACTTCTTGCCGAGGTGGGGATCGCCGATCAGGTGGACCCGGCGCCCGTCGGACATCGTGAAGTCGTTCATGACCGTCTCTTAATCCGAAGATAAGGTTCAAGCAACTGGTAAGTCTCTTCAGCCTTGATGGCGGTTACTCGCCAAACAAACTGTGGCTTACATCGGCAATTAGCTGCCGGCTTTTCGTAAAACGACCCGCCGAATGTTTGATGTAACAGACGAACAGTAGATTCATCTGTCATATTTACGTTTATTGTAAAGCGTAAGCCTTTACCTTTTCCACGGCTATGCTGGCCAATACAAGCCTCGCCGTCTACGATACCAGCTAAGTACGCGAGAAGATGCGTATCCATAAACACCTACGAGGGGTCACTAAGTGACCCCTCGTACATGGACAGCCATAGGCTGTCAAACAGTTACGCCTCGATCGCGCCGGGCCGCGTCTTGAGCGTGCGCGTCTTGTCGCCGTTCTTCACGTCGACCTTGACGAACTGGCCCTCGTGGCCGGACACGACGCCCGTGTGGCGGATGCGGGTCGGGCCGGCGAGGAAGGTGACGGTCGTGCCGACGGCGATATCGGTGGGGGCAGTGGCCATGGTGTTTCTCCTGCGCGGGTTGAATGATGCGCTGTCAGGTTCAATAAGACCTAGAACACCCTGGTCAAGATGAAAAAGATGACCACCGCGACAATCGATGCCGTTTTCCAGCCCCGTCGATAACCGCGTGCGTAGCCTTCCCGCTCCGCCTCGTAGGCGACCGCTTCGCTGACCTCTCCACGGCGTTCCAGCGCAGCTTTCCATCCCGCCTCGTAGGCGCCGGCTCGTTCCTCCTGCAAGATGCTGGTCAACATCTTCATGCCACCACCTCCGCGCGCACGTGCCCGCGCTTGGCGGCGAACATGCAGTCGATCTGCCATGCACAATCGTGGAGCGCGTTGTGCTTGGAGCCGCCGGCCGGGAACGGCACCTCGTCCTCGATCGGCGTCTTGAACGACGTACCGCGCAGCCCGCTGATCCAGCTGTGCATGTCGAGGTAGCGGTGGTGGGCGAAGGGGAAGGTGATGTCGAGGTCGAGCATGTTGCTCTCGATCATCGGCCAGTCGAACTTCACCGGCTTGGCGACGAAGACGTAGCCCCCGAACGGTGCGCCCGCGCAGCAGAAATCGGAGAAGGCTTGGAACACCTCACGCGCCGGACGCTGCCGGGCGATGATGCCGGCCAGTACCTCGCGATTGTCCTGCATCCAGAACTTGCGGGTGCTGTCGTCCCAGCGGCGACGCGGCAGGATCATTGGGCAACCATCGAAGCTGCCGCCGACCTTGAGCGTCTCGGGGTTGAACTTGATCGCGGCGATCTGGATGATGCCGGCGAGGTCGGGGGTCACGCCGGTGGTCTCGCAGTCGACCATGATGTGCGTCATTTCGTCCATGGGGTAAGATCCTCAAAGGCGATGGACGCCCGGCCCATCTTGAGTTGATGGCAGTACAGCTCGCACGACATGGTGAACCATCGTCCGAGCTGATAGGAGAAGATGTAGAAGGTGTAGGCGCAGTTGCCACGGAGGTACTCCAGCTGCGCCGCCCTGGCCTGGCCCTCCTCGATCTGCTTGAACTCGAAGCGGGTGGCGTGGCAGGTCGACTTGACCTCGGCGTAGTGGAGCGGCACGCCCGGCGCGCTGACGAGGAAGTCGGAGGGCTTCTTGAAGTCGGCCACCGGCTTGCCGCCGTTCAGCGCGATGAGGTCGCGCCGATCGCGCAGCCGTTCGACGTGTGCGCCACGCGCCGTCCAGTAGTCGACGAACGACCGCTCGGCTTGCTTACCGTCGTTCTTCACGGGGCTTTATCCACCGAGCGTAGGCCACGATCAGAGCCAGCTGGATGGCGAGATGCGCGGAGCGCTCGCCGATCGTCCAGTGCCACGGCAGGATATCACCCAAGCCGTAGGCCATGACGAGGAGCGCGACGAACCACGCTCCCATCGTCACGATGAGCCAGCCTAGCAGCTGACCGAGGGTCTCTCGCATGCGAACATCCAATCCAATAGCTCGGAGACCTTATGATCCTCCAGCTTGGATCCTTCAAGCTCTTTCTCGACCACGCCCTCGATCAGCTGGGCCTCGTCCAGCTCGATCTGACTGAACGGAGTGCCGTCGAAGGGGCGGAACGTCCTGCCCATCGCCACCGTGCAGTTGAGCGGGAAGTGCTTCACGATATCGGTGTGATCGCCCATCGCTTCACGCAACAGCGGGATGAACGCCATCGCGTCGTCCTTGTGGACCGAGAAGACCAGCTCGTCGTGAATGGGCATCATCAGCCGGTAGCGAAGACCCGCGGCCAGCTTCTGCAGTTTCAGCAGCGACCGCTTGGCGAGAGTGGCGCATGTCCCTTGGATCATCGCGTTGACGACCTGATTGCGCCCGCGCGCCTGGATGCGCTTCACCGCGGTCTCGGCGTAGGCGACCAGCGCCGGATCGGCGGAGAGGTCGGAGAACTTGCGCAGCATGGCCTGACGCCACGGCTGTGTGCACTCGAAGCGGTTGCGCTGGTGGCCGTCGGGCAAGGTGATGAACCCGTTCCAGCTGGCCTCGTCCTGCAAGGCGACGCGCCACCGCTCCTCGTCGGGGAAGCGCAGCCGGTACTTGTCGACCAGTTCCCAGTGCTCGTCGTCCGTCAGCCCGGCGTTGTTGGCGACGGTCGAGCACGCGCCCGAATACCAGTAGCCGAAATTGATGCCCTTGCCGATCGCCGTGCCGCGTGCCCACTTGTGGAAGTCCTTGGGGCTCAAGTCGCGGCCCGAGAAGTCCTTGAGCGGACGACCGTTCGGGTTACGACCGTACTTGAACTCCTTGAACTCCGCCTCGTCGAGACCGGGCATGGCCTTGATCGACAAACAATCTACGGCTGATCCGGAGTGCATGTCTCCGTAGGGGAGCTGGCCGTAGATAGGAGCAAAGCCGCCGTGGCCGCCAGCGAAGTCGCCAATAAGAACAAGCTCGATCGCAGACCAGTCGGCGGAGATGACAACGTGATCGTCCGCATCACCAAGATAGAAGCTGCGAATATAAGCGCTGTCGCCAGAACGCGCGAGCTGCATCGGATTGGGGAACGAGGTGGCGAGACGGCGCGTGGCCAGTTGGGAGGAAAGGGAAGGGTAAACACGGCTGGTCTCCGGATCCATGAGCTGGGTGTAGGGGGTGAGGTACAGCTTCACGCGCTGTTCGATGTCGGCCATCGTCTGCAGGTCGCGCATGATCTCGACAGCATTCTTGACCTCGCCGGCGTGCTCGACGTTGTCGGGTCGGATGCCATCCAGCTTCTCGCGGATGCGGCCCCGCGCCTCCTTGTCGGAAGCGACCGAGCCCTCATCGTATTGCATCGGCGCGCGCAGCAGATCGTACATGATCGTCCGCATCGCGTGATAGTAGACGATGTTCAGCTTTCCCGATGCGGGGATCTTCGACCCCTTCTCCGCGGCCCACGCATTGCCGATCGGGTTCGAGACCTGAAAGACCTGCGTGAAATCGTCGTCGCTGTCGGGCGACTTGGCCCACGCCTCGATCTGCGCGCGCTTGCGCTTCCACGCCTCGCCGTCCTTGCCACTGTACCAGCTCTCCTTGCGTAGGAGATCGGGGTGCGGCTCGGCGGGGAACGGCAGGGCCGCCTTCACGCGCGCTTTGAACTCGCGCAGCAGCGTGGCCATGTTCTCGCGCTCGACGTCGCGCCGGCGGAACACCTGATCGAGGTCCAGCCTGATCCCCTCACGCCAAGAGTCGGCGTAGATGTAGACCATCGGGTTCTCCTGCACGAAGAACGCCTTGAGGGCCTTGGGATTGTTCTTAATCATGTCGTCGAACATGCGCCGGTAGTGCTTGACCGCCCAGTAGGCATCGTCCGCGCCGTACGCGCACACCTGCTCGCCCGTCAGCTCGCCCATGTGCGCGGCGCCGTCCAGCGTGTCCTTGAAGGTAGCCTGCTCGACGCCGAACGCCGACTTGGTCAGAGCCTTGAGGCTGTAGCCCATCGCGATCGACTTGACGAAGCCGTTGTAGGAGTGCTCGGCCTTCGACTCCTTGGCGATGAACTTGCCCAGCAGCTCCTGATCGATCGCGGTGCTGTTCTCGCCCTTCTTGATGACCTCGATCGCTACCTTGTGGAACGCCTTGGGCAGGCCGGCGGCGTAGAACGTGCCGATGTCGTACTGGTCGGGGCCGTGGTGGCTCACCGCCATCTGCAGGGTGCAGACGAAGTTCTCCAAGTCGACGCCGTGGCACTGCTTGAACATCACCAGCTCGAACGGCAGGTTGTGCGCCACGCCAATCGCTTGGGGATTGACCGCACCCAGCAGCACCTCGACGATCTTCGGCGACAGCCGGTTGTGAACGTCCGCATGTGCGAGGTTGAAGTAGTAGGCGGTGTCCGAGCCCTCGACGTAGGTCGAGCAACCGGTCATCACGGTGCGGCGGTGGTCGAAGACATGGCGCACCGCGGTGTTGTAGACGTTCAGGCCGTCGTGACGGTTCTCGTCCTGCGTCTCGCAGTCGAGCCCCCACACTTTGGCGCGGCCCAGCTCCTCAAGGATCACCGGGAGCACCTCGCGGACGTTGCGGTTATCGACGAGGACGGATTTGATCGACATGGTGGGCGGTCCTTTGATCGAGGTCGTGTCGCACGATCTCTAGTACATCTTCAACACGAGCGCCAGAGGCGCGCGCGGCGCCGACGATCGCAACGGCGAGCTGGTCGATGAGCGGAGCTTTGAGCTGGTCCAGCGTCAGCCGCTCGGCGACGCCTTGCCTCACGCAGGCGATGATGGCGGCCTCATAGCGGTTCATGATATAGCATCCAGAGCTTGATAGAACTCCTGCAGGTTGACCTGCGTCTGTGCGCTCATGCTGCGCTCCTCGTAGACTGCTTCCTTCTGGAGCCGATCATAAAGCTCGACGGGAAGCCGAACCGTGAACGCGCGGAAGGTGCGTTGACCCTCCTCGTCGCGATCGCGAACACGCGGTGTCGGTGCGCTTCTAACCGCCGCAGCCGCCTTCTCGGGCATCCGGCTTCGATCGGTCTGGCGTTTCAGTTTTCCATTGCGGAGCATGACTCGTTCCTTTCCTTCTCCTCGACCGCGGCGATCGCGGCGTCGCGCGCCTGCCGGTAGCCGGCGGGATTGGAGCGCAGCGCCCGGAAGGTCTCGAACACGGCGTGGTTCAGAGCCTTGGGCACGCGGCGCCAGTGCGGCCAGCACATCAGCTGCTGGTCCTTGGCTTGCCGGGTACAGCCGGCGACGGGACAGAGATGAGACATTAGAGGAAGAACTCACTCATGCGCGTGTGCGCGGCCATGGGGTTGAGCGTGCCCGTGCTGACGCCGCCGTTCAGCTCGTCGTCGGGCACGTTGTGGAAGTGGGTGACGGTCAGCATGGCCTGCAGCTCGGCGATGTTGGCCTCGTCGAGCAGCCAGGCGGCGACCTTGGGCTTGAACGGCAGGCCGACAAAGCCGGCGGGTTCGCCCGCCACGATCGCGCGCTCGATCTGCGCCCAGTGGTCCTTCATCTGGAGCCAGCGGCCGGGGCCGAAGCCGGGGATGCCGGCGATGTAGTCGCTGCTGTCGCCGCACATGGCCTTGTACAGGGCGATCCATCGGGGCTCGACGCCCTTCATGTTCACGCCTTTGAGCGTGCACAGGTGGGCCACCTGACCATAGTCCATGTCGTTGGTGTGGACGGTGACGGGCACGCGCCCGCCAAAGCGGCGCACCAGCGTCCCGATCACGTCGTCCGCTTCCCAGCCGTGCACCTCGATCTGGACGGCATGGCTGTGCTGCAGCACCTCGCGCCACAGGCGCACCTGTGCATAGACGTCCTCACCCGCGGGCGTGCGGTTGGTCTTGTAGCGCGGGTAGATCTCTTGGCGACGCGCGTTGTGCTCGCGCCCGTCCCACACCCAGATCTGCGAGCCGGGCTTGGCGGCGATCGTCTGCTCGTAGCGCTGCCGCATGGACATGGGCGCGTCACCGGGCATGCCCCATTTGCGCTCGTAGGCGCGGCGCATGACGTTCATGCCGTCGTATATCTCGATGGTCATCGTCGGCTCCAAAGAAAAACCCCGCCGCCAGATACGCGGCGGCGGGGTCACAAGGTCACTGCTACGCGGGGATTACTTGGTCAGCAGCTTGAAGCCGACGACGCCCCACTCGTTGCCGTTCTTGTTCTTCTGCGGGATGCAGTCGATCTGAACGTCGACGACCTTGCCCGAGAGCCCGGCCTTGCGGACCTCGTCGTAGAACGAGTTCCAGAACTTCACGCCGGTGATGGCCGGGGTGATGCCGAGCGTCTTGCCGGCGTCGGCGCCGGGGACCTTTTCGGCGAGCGTGAAGGGCACCTCGACGGTGCGATACGGACCATCGGTCTTGTCGCCGGTGGCCTGCAGGCGCTGGGTGGCCTGCACGAAGTTCTCGCCCTGCGAGGTCGAGATGCCGTCGTACGACTTGATGAAGGTCGTCGAGCCGCCGCGCGTCGAGCGCACCGACATGATGACCGCCACCTTCTCCAGATCGATCGTGCCCTTGGCCGTCTGGAAGTAGGGGTTGGAGTCGATCCGCAGACCAGCGTCCTTGACGCCGAGGTATGCGTCGACGACCATGCCCGAGCTGTCGGCCAGATCATCGAGGGTGAGCGCCGCCTTGGCGGGCGCTTGGGTCAGGGCCGTCTGCGAGACCGGGGCCAGCGCGTTGCTGTTGTCCGGTGCGCTGTCGGCCGCCGCAGTGGCCTGATCGATGACCGAGTCGAGAGCAGAGGTATTCGCCATGATATGTTCCAGTTCGTTTTCGTGTTGTGCCGTTGTGGCCTGACCCCTCTACAGGGTCTCGAGGATCATGCAAACCTCCTTTTAGAAGTGACCGGGTCAGTTCCCGAAGTTCTGTTGCCAGGCTCTCGGGTCAGCCCCTGTGCAGTTACGCTGCCAGACGGAGGTGGTAGACCTCGGAGTTGTCGTTCGCTTTTCTTCTTCACCGCATGGCGTGTCGATCCTGTTTCGCCCCCATCAGAGCAAGCGGTCAGACGGTAGGCAACCCGGCGTCCCGGTTAAGCTGCCTCCGGGGAAGAGACCCATCCCCGGCATCTGGCATTTATCGTCCTCGTGCTACTAGGTGATGAACCTTTCACGCGCTGACCGCTTGCTCTGGTGGAGGCGACGGGTACTGCCCCCGTGTCCACACCAGCAGCCCCGACGCCGCAGCGCCGGGAGGCACGATCTAGGCGATCCGACGGAAGCGCGCAAGATACAGATCGTCTTTTTCGACAATCTCCGTCCACTCGGCGATTGGCCGGGCGTAGGTAATGCCGCGCTCGTCGACCGAGTAAAAGGCGGGGCCGCCAATGCGCCGGTACACGACCAGCGTGTGCAGCTCGTCGTCGGTCAGGATCGTGTGATCGATGACCTCGTACACCCCGCCCTTGTAGTGCTGCCACACGGAGTGGCGAGGGAACCTCGACCGGGCAAGGTCCAGCTTGTTGCCGAGTTCGGCGGCAGTGAGTTTCATACGAAGGTCTCCTGTGCGTATTTCTTCCAGCGACTGTGGAAGGTGGGGTCGGGGGCGCCCGCTTCGATGGCGCCACCGAAGCAGATGTGCGGCGGGATACCGTCGTCGGTTTCGTAGGTCTCCAGCCACTGTCGGTAGCGCCTCGTCGAGGTGACGGTCAGTTCGGCCTCGTTCGCTTCCAGATCCCAGCGCATCATCCACCGGTAGATCAGCGTGTACCAGTTCTCCTCGCGGTCCGGCAGACGCATCACCTGCTCGACGTGCATCATGGAGGGCATGATGATCCGCCGTGGTCTGCCGCCGCCGCGCCGCTTGGTCAGGAAGGGCGGCAGCTCGGGCGGAACGGAGGACGTGGGCGGCCTCTCGATCGTCATAGTCATCATATATTCCTTGGTTATTTTTCTCGAAGTTACCTAGTAACTTTGAAAAATTTCTATACGTTAGGAGGTGAAGTCGAGCACCGGCCGCGTCCCGTCGACACGATTGGCCAGCTCCGACTTCTCCTTGACGATCTCGTACATGCGATCGTCGATCGAGTCCTCGTACTTGAAGAACACGACGTGCAGCGTCTTGGTGCGCGAGCCGCGGCTGGCGCGCCGGTATGCCTGCAGGATGTTGACGTCGAGGAAGTCGATCGACGCGAACACGACGAGGTCGAACATCTCCCAGTTGTAGCCGACCGCGGTGGTCGGCCCTGACGCTACGATCACGTCCAGCTCGCCGGCCTGCGCGGCCTCGTCGATCTTGATGCGCTGCGGTCCCGACACGCCGGCATTGATGAGCGCGGCGCGCAGGCCCAGCTCCTCGCACAGACGCAAGATGCGGCTCTGCTCGGGCTGGAGCGCGGCGAAGATCAGCGTCTTCTGGCCCTTGGCGAGGTGGACCATCAGGCGCTCGTCCTTCTCGGTCCACTTGGGGATCTCGGCGAGCATGGTCTCGGGGTGCGCCATGATCTGACGAGCGCGGATCATGGCAACGCCTGGGCTGCTGCCGTCGAGGATCGCGCCGTCCTGCAGCTCAAGCAGGGCGGTCTCGTGAAACTCGTCGTAGGCGGCGCGCACACGGTCGTCCATCTCGATCGACTCGGCGAGGAACACCACGTCCTCCTTGCCGTAGACCTCCTCGAAGGTGCGACGGATCGAGTGGCGCTCGATGATCGCCGCCAGCTTGGCCTCGTTCTTCCAGCGCACCGGGCGCCCGCGGTCGTCCATGGCGGCGACGTGGTCGAAGTAGAAGCCCTGCTGGTTGCCGTAGTAGCGGGGCTCGATGGCATGGATCGCAGGGAAGGCGGTGTCGAGCCGGCCGTTGATGAGCGTGCCGGTCATGCCGACGAAGCGGCTGACGCGCTTGTTGACGTGGAAGAACGACTCGGTCAGCTTCGACTCCAACCCGCCGTAGGCCATGTGCAGCTCGTCGACGAGCAGCAGGTCGATGTCGGGGAAGGCGGCGAGCACGCGCTCCCAGTGCATCGACATGAACGCGAACGTGCAGATCACGGCCTTGACACCGTCGGCCGCCGCCGCAGCGATCAGATCCTTGAAGACCTCGGGGTCGTCGCGGGTCGCCTTCTGCGGCTTGTCGTCCGGACCCATCACCGGCTCGACCGCCAACCATGCCTCAGGCTTCGCCTCATGATCGCCAGAGCCGTTTAGCTGGCTCCAGCGTCCGTCAGCCCTCTGGTAGCCGAACTTGAGCCCAGCGGCGCCCTGAGAGCGTGCCAGATCGGCCAGCTCGAACGTGGTGGTCTCGGTCGCGCAGCCGGGCAGGCGCACGCGGTAACCGTTGCGGCGGCGCGTGGCGGCGATCGTCGGCCCGGTCCAGCTGTCGGTGAGCGCGGCGCGGTCGGTGCGCAGGATCGCCACGTCGTCGCCGGGCGTGTACTTCTTGTCGTTGGCGACGGTGAAGTCGGTGAAGCGGACCAGCTCGCGCAGGTTCTTTTTCAGCAGCGACTTGGGCATCGACCACAGGGTCTTCTTCTGCCCACGCGACCACATCATCCAGCTGTACACGCAGCACGGCGGCGTCTTGCCGGTGCCGGGGTCGGACAGGTCGAGGCACTTGGGGTTGCGGATATAGAAGGCGAGCTGCTCCACCTGTTTCTCGCGGAGCTGCGGGATTTCATGTTCCATCGACAAGGTCATCCAAAGTTAGGCGGCCGGGTTTCGGCATAGGACAGCGGTGCAGGACACCACCGCTCATTTTCTGACCGCGAGCGTTGAAGTGGACAGGCTGGTGGCAGCAGTTGCAGGTCTGTGAGCGACGGCGCGGCCGACCCCCGCCGAACAGCCAATCGAGATCGTCCAACCCCATGGCCCGGTCGATCTCCATGTCAGCATACTCACCCATGGTGGCGTCCCCCGGTAGGGGTCATCAGGGCATTGAGGCAGCGTTCCTTGTCCGCCATGCGATGGCGGCGGTCAACGCCGTGGTCGGTGAACAGCGCAAGGACGCGCAGCTCGATCTGGGAATAATCTACGTCGAGGAAATCCCCGTCGTGTCGTTCAGCAGCCATTGGATCCTCCGTCGCAGCGCCGGCGCGCGGGCTTGGCGCAGCAGATCTTCTAGGTGGAGACGATCGAAGGGGCCGACAAGCGGCCCCTTCTTGATTTGTGTCAGGGTTGGCCTAGCACTGAGGTGCCGCGAAGCGCCACCGTACGGTTTTGATCGCTGATTCGGTCGACCGTGTCTTGGATCAGACTCGCCGCCTGCGCTATCTCGTCGGGGTGAACCTCCACCTCGAACTTGTCCACTGCATTGCGGTGAGGCTTGACCACCGAACGCGGCAGCTCGCGGCTCATGCGCTCCGCCAGCCCCTTGGGGATCACGAACTCGGACGCGCGCGTTCGCAGCAGATAGTCGATCGGCGCGGTCATCGGGGATCCGAAGTCGATCGTCCCGCCGCTGTGGAAGACCGACCGATGTCGCGCCTGCTCCATCGACGTCACACCGAAGTGATCCCGGTATTCCGGAAACACCATCTTGGGTGCCACGTACGGATGGGTCACCGCCCGGCTTCCAAGGTGGAGCTTCCATGTCGGGTACTTCTCTTTGAGCCGATGCCACCGCGCCAGCGATCGGATGAACTCCGAGTCGGGGACCGCCGGGATCAGCCGGAACTGCTTCTCGGCGCGGTCGAGGTTGTAGTCGCGGGTGCGGTGGATCCGCTTGCCATTGAACTCGATCTGGCAGATGCCGAAGTCGAACTCCTTGAGGTCGTAGGGACCGACCACGATGTTGAGCACCGGACAGCCGGGGAACTTGGTCTCCATGGCCATGGAGATCCGCTCGCCGTTGTAGGTCTTGTCGTTGATGACCTGCAGATCGAGCCAGCCGTCTGCCTTGAGGCGGTTCAGGACGCGCCGCCCCTCGTCCCTGTCCGTCGTGGCGGAGGGTATGAAGATGTCGATGTCCTTGACCTTCACACCCTCCTCGCGATCGCGCAGACACCCGCCGGCGATCACCGCGTCCGGATAGCTGACCTGCACCGAGGCGAGCGCCGAGCGCCACGCCTTGGGTATGTCGTTGATCTCCATGTCAGCGTCCCTTCATCAGGTCATCGAGCGATCGATGCGACGCCCGCAAGGCCCGGTACTGTTCCGAGTCCATCCGGCTGACGATCGAGGCCGGTAGCGGCGGGGGCGGCGGGGGTGCGGGTGTCGGCGTTGCCATCGTGTTTCTCCAGTGCGTGTTGAACGACCTCGCCTTGGCCCCAACGGAGCGAAGCCAGCGCGCGATCGTAGAGCCGGCGATCGCCGAGCTGCATGACCTCCAAGAGCAACTCCATCTCGCGCAGATAGGTCCGCGCAAAGCCAGGGTCGTGGAGGGCGATCGATGCCGTGTTGTCGATCAGGTCGGCGAGTTTGATGTCCTGCGCGGGGCCGCTGATCTTGCCGAGCCGGAAGCGTTCGGCCGCCTTGCGCGCCGCACGATTGCCCTGTGACGGATGAACGTACTGGTCGGTCAGGTCGAAGACCAGCGCGGCAACGCCGCTGCCGAACCGGCGCTCGATGTTCTCGATCGTGACCGGCGTGTCCTCGACCACGTCATGAAGCACGGCGGCGACCATCTGGTCCTCGCTGACGATCGAGGCCGTCTCGTGCAGGATCGTCATCACGCGGAGCGGATGGACGATGTAGGGAAGGCCGTCGTACTTGCGCACTTGGCCGGCGTGGGCGGTCGCTGCGAACGCGATCGCGCTGTCAAGTTGTTTCCAAACCATTCTTGAACTCCTCGATTGCCTTGGCGATATCGTCGCGCGGAGGCTTGGGATAGATGTTGGCCCATCGAACGATCTGCCGGCTGTCCAATCGGATGTCAGCAAGGATCCATCGATCTTCTCCGTCAGCCTGCTTGCCAACATAGCAGGCGACATCACAGACTTGACCCGCCCCCTCACGAAGTTCAACAAGAACCTGCTGGTGAAGATCAGGCTTTATCTTAGTGACATCTTGCCACTCATTTTCTATCAAATTACTAGCTCCTCGTATTCGATACGGTTGAGAACGTTAAGCGGCAGAACCAGCTTGACCATCTGGCCGGTGCCGCCCTGCTTGCGCGGCGTCAGGTCGCGCCGCGGGTGGGCGAAGATAGAGATCTCGACGTCGTTCGTCTTGGCGTGGACCGAGACGAAGTAGCGGCGGAAGGCGAGCACCGTGCCCTCTTCCAGCGTTGCCGTCAGGAGTGCCTCTGCTGCCTTGTAGTCCCAAGGCCGATCGCCCTCGACGATGCGCCAGAAGGCGTCGTGGTTGTGCGCGCCGTAGTTCATGTTCAGCTCGGCCGCGTTGAGCACGAGCGGAACGGTGAGCCGGATCTTGTCACCGATCTCGGGGATGTAGAGCTTCATGAGAACCTCCGAATGCGATTGACGTGGCTCATCTGCACGGTCTTGAGACCGACCTGACGGATCGCCACCTGTCCGTCGTCGAAAAACGCCATGATCTCGTAGGTATTGGCGTCGTCGGTCCTGTGCATAACCTTGTCGCCGACCTTGAGCGCCAGCTGGTCGGGGTAGAAGGCGTTCTCGTTCATCAGGCACCAGCCAATCTCCTCGCCGTTAGGCAGGATCTTGGCCATGATTTGCTGACTATCACCGTGTGGTGCGGTGCTAAGAACCTTGGCCTTGAAGATGACGGTGTCACCTGCGCGCAGTTTGGTCATTGCTTGAACTCCTTCTCCAACTCATTGGCCGCCATTCGGTAGTAACGAGCCTTGTCGCCCCACAAGCGAGAGTTGGTGAACTCTGTGTAGCCGAGGTCGGTCTGTTTGGCCGACCGTTTGTACTGTCCGAGTCCGATCATCTCGTACTCGTCAGCCTTGTCCCGAAGAAACTGGATCATCTTCTTGCTCATCGTGCAGCCTCCATCGTGCGGTGAGCATCCATGAACTCAAGGAACGCGCGCCGCGGCGTCCACGAGGTGAGGTCGACGAACGCCTCCAGCCCGGTCACGTCGATATCGGCGATGTGCGAGAAGCAGCTGGCCGGCTGCGGACGGGCGAACAGCGCCGCCTTCTCCAGCGCCAGCATCTGCAGGTCGACCGCCTTGACCTCGGGTGCCATGCCGCGAGGCAGGCCGTGCCAGTCAGCGAACAGATCCTCGCCCTGCTCCAGCCGCGCCCGGTAGTCGGGGCACAGGCTTTTCAGCCACGTCGTCATGTCGCCGTAGACGCCCTCGGGATCGTCGTGGTGGAGCGTGGCACGCTCGTGACCGGGCGCCGCCAAGCGCCAGCAGTTCACGGCGTGTTGGGCGACCGAGTAGAAGTAGTCGCACGCGCCATTGAAGCGGCACAGGTGCGACAGATTGTGGGCGATGTCCTCCATCGTGACCCCATCGAGCGACGGGTTCTCGAAGTCGAAAACCGCTCCGGATTGGAGGCGGATACCGCGGATCATCAGTTGATCTCCTTGGGTGTGGGCTTCATGATGATTTCCGACAGCGTGCTGGCCGCATTCTGCGTCAGCCTCTCGGCGATCTGGAAGTCGGTCTGCGCATCGCTCATTCGCTGCGCGGCCTTACCGTGCTCGAAGCAGGCGTTCATCAGGTCGACCATAGCGTCGCCGACGACCGCCCTCGGGTCAACTTCGATCAGCGTTTTCTTCTTGCCCATGATGGGTCTCCTGTTGGGGCGCCGCCGCGGCGCCGCCCCGGTGGGTCAGGCGAGCAGACTGCGCGCCGTGGTACGGAACCACGCGACGAGCACCGCGCCCGCCGCCACCACGCCGCCGATCGCTTCGGGGTTGGAGACCGCGGCCGGCAGCTTGCCGGTGGCGGTGAGGACGCCGAAGATCAGCAGCAGCACGGACGTGATGTTCGTCTTGCTGGCGAACTTCGACTTGACGGTGGCCGGCACCACGTCGCCGGTGACGAGGGGAGCGCTCACTTGCACACCTCGTTGCCTTTGGGGAACGTGCCGTCGCCGCACGGCCCGTTGGTGTTCTCGATCACGACCACGGTCGTGTTGTCGGTCGGCGCGGGCGGCGTGTCGTCGCCGCCGCAGGCCGCGAGTCCCAGCGCCAGCGCGGCGCCGATGAAGAGGGTGATGGCCTTCATGTCAGTCTCCTTGGGGCAAAGAAAAGCCCGGCCGGCACGCTGGCCGACCGGGTTATAGAAGTCAACAACTATATTTTACGCCGCGATCTTGAAGTCGATCGGGCAGGCGCCGGACGAGCAGTCGACATGCTCGCGGCCAATGTCCTCGGCCATGGCCTCGGAGATCGCTCGCGTGATCTCCTCGTACTCGACCTTGGTGACCGGCTCTTCGGGCAGGTACTCGTAGGCCGCGTTTGCCGCGTCGGTCTGCGGCATCACCGAGCAGGCTCGCACCGCGCCTTGATTGGCGGTCAGCGTCTCAAGGAATTGCTCGTAGGACGTGTCCTCGAACTTGTACTTGAGCGTGTAGCTGATCTGTCCGCCGTGGCGATCCTCGCCCGGCCGTGCGCCGGCGCCCGCCAGATGCTCGGCGACCGTCCCGCCCTCGATCCAGAAGAACTCGCCGAGTTTCAGCCAGTCGTACTGCGCCTGCGGGCTGGCGTCGCCCGCCAGCACCAGCTCATCGCCCATGCCGAGCGTCGCGATGACGGGCTCGGTCGGGAAGCCGACGATCGTGGTGCCCTTGTAGGTCGTCAGCTCGCGGGTCTGATAACCCTTCGAGCGGTATTCCGCGACCTGCGGGCTGTCCGAGCGGAATTGCACCCAGCGCAGGTAGAACGCCATCGCCGGCAGGTGCCAGCCTTCCGACAGACCGAACAGCTTGGACGTGGTGCCGGCTGGCTTGATGGTCGTGACCGTGTGCGGGCGCTCGACGCCGATCGCATCGGCGTAATCGAACGCCGCCTTCATCACGGCGCGGGCGTAGTAGCCTTGGAACTCCCAGAACGCCGCGGCGCGGACGCCCGGACGGGTGTCCTTAGCCATCGCGCGGAAGATTTCGAGGGGGCTGTCCCACGCACCGTGCAGCTTACGGCTGACGGCGACGTAGTTCTCGAAGTCCGGGTTCACCAGATCGTTGAACCCGACCTTGAAGAACTTCCACGCGAACTCGTGGACGCCCGTCTGCCCGACGCCGATGCGGTTGGTCCGCGTCGTCTCCTTGGCGTAGAGGTTGTCCATCAGGTTGACGCGGATCAGCGCGCGCGCCGAGTGCGCGCCGGCGTCGAGCACTTCCTCGAAGCTCTCGGCGTGGAAGGGGACGTTGTCCGCGATCACGCAGTAGCCGCCGTAGAGCGCCAGCGGGATCTCACCGCAGGGGTTGACGATGGTGTAGTGCTTCTTCTTGGCGGCGCGCTGGGCGATTGCGCGCAGCAGGAAGCGCGTCTCGGGGGCGACCTGAAAGCGGGTGGATCCGACACCGATCTCGTCGGGCACCTCGCCCTTCTGCGTCAGCTCGTCGAGGTTGAGGTAGCCAGGTTCCCCGGTGCCATCGGCGTAGGCGCACTCGGATGCGACGCGGTGCACCTCGCGGGCGTGCCGGGTCATCTCCGAGTTGTAGCCCTGATCGCCGGGCTTCATCGCGAGGCGGCGCCAGAAGTCCTTGGTGACGCCGATCGAATTGTTCGACGACCACAGGAACGGGAACGGCTGGTCGCCGCTCGCTCGCAAGGCAATGACCTCGTCCATCGTCAGGCCGTCGTATTCGGTCGGGCGCTTGACGCGAATGAAATCGAGCACCGACTTGTCGGTCCAGATCTTCACTGCCATGCGCGCCGCGCGCCGCGCGCCACCGACCAGCACCGGCTCGGCCAGATAGTGGTCGACGTACATCGCCTGCAGCCAACGCGGCAGGCCGGCGCCCTTGAGGGTGGCGATCTTGTGCAGCGCATCCATCATCGGGCGCGGGCCGGACGATGGTCGGTTCTGCATGCCGCCGATCGGCGAGCCCTTGGGGCGCACCTTGGAGAAGTCGAGCACGAGGATGTGATCGCGGAACGCCTTCTGGAAGGCCAGCGTCTCCATCTGCTCGATCGCCTGCGCCCAGCCCTCGCGGCTGTCGGGGACCTCGAACCAGATGACGCGCGCGCCCTTGGCGTACTTGTGGCGAGCGTCCTTGACG